TAGAATCTAAATAAGTCATAAACTTTATTACCTCTTAATTCTGAAACAACAAATGGTGATGATGGTGTTTGCCATCTATCTAAATACCAACCAATTGAGTTTGGATCACCACTTTGAGCCGATTCAAGTGCAATTAAATTAGGGTTAAGACCTCTAATATATCCTTTTCTCCAAGCGAAGTTCAACCATGATTGGAAGTTTTCTTCTGCAAATACAGGAACTTCAATTCTTGGTTTTTGGAAATTAGTTACACCAAACACCTTTGTCCAATATTCAGGATCATTTTGTGTAAATGAAGTTTCAAAGGTATAGTTAGTTCCAAATTTATCAGTAACATTTACACCAAACGTTGCGTATGGATTTTTAAGAACTGATGAATATTGACCCGACATGTTTAATGTTACATCTGATGTTCCAGTAACTGAATAAGTAGGATTAGTGGATGTTGTATATGTTGAGACACCTCTCGATCTTAAAGATCCCACTACTACATTATCATAATCACTAAATGATGTTCCCGTATAGTAGAATAATTTAACAACTAATTGACCTGTATAACAATTAAGAGGTAATGTTGTTGTCGTTGTTGTAGATGGATTTGGCACTGGAGTTGCACAAGGGTTAGTTGTGGTGGTCGTTGTTGATGTGTGAATTGTTGTTGTAGTTGTTACAGGGTTTAAAGTTAAACCTGAAACGAAAGTATAGAATGAAAAACCACTATAGTTTGTATTTCCTGTGTTAGTAAATAATGCATAATACCATGGATCATTCAATGGAGACAACAAATTAGTATCATCTAAAGAAACCGAAGGAACATTAAACACATTTGTTGCTGCCGTCCATCCAGCATTTGTTAAAGCGTTGTAATCATTACTACTTACTGAACCAAAGTAAGAAATGAATTCATCTTCTGCTGTAAACGGATCTGAATCTGTAATAACGTCAAAAATTAAGTTTTTAATTTGTGCATCTAATGTTGAAACATTTCCATTGAATTGTTCAAATTGATCATTTATAATGTTTTGAATATCGTCAGGAAATAATGAAGTATATGTTATTGATGAAGTGCTATTGTTACATCCAGTAAAACTTACTAAGTATGTTACTTCGTTAGGAATTGCACAAATAGTTTCACAAGTGTATACATCAGTAACTGAACTTAAACACCAAACACCAATCGTTGAAGGATCGACGTTTGCAACGGTGGCTATTGACCAAGATGGACCTGCGTCATAACCTGATAAACCTAAAATTCTCGTTACAAATAATTGGTTTGATTGTTGAAGATATGCCTTAGCAATATATGATGCCTCGTATTTTGGAATTTGTGTGTTTACAAATTTTTCAGGTGATGTTCCGCCGAATACGGTTTGGAATTCATCGAAATTTGTGATGAAGATAGGTTCGAATGCTGGACCTATTAAAGTTTCACCGACAATACCTAATGTAGTTACACCCACACTTTGTGCTACAAAGCTAAGGTCGACTTCAGAAGTATACACACCGGGTGAAACGAAAACTTTACTGTTAGTTGCCATATTGTAAAATACTTTTTATAAAATTTATTTTTACTATAAATACTATGAAAAACACCAAAAACTTTACATTTATAAAAGTATTTATAAGTTGGTATGATTTTTTTCTGCCTTTTTTCTACCTATGGATAAACAAGAAAAAAAAATAAAAAATTTAAAAATAGACGTTGATGTTCACAATGTTTTGAAAAAGTATTGTGATAAGCGTGGGATCAAAATGTATAAGTTTTTAGAAAACTTAATTATGGAAAAGTGTCAAGAAAAAAAAGACATTTATGGTGAAAACTAAATTAACTTTTGTGTAAATATTACTTGAGGGACTTGACCTGTTGATCCCATAATAATATCAATCTTTAATTCGTCACCATTATTGATCTGAATTAGATCTACATCATCACCAACATATTGATTATTTATGTATACCGAAAATGATGATACATTAACCGTATTTTGAAAAAGTAAATTACAAGTGTAAAAGAAAGATCTTTCTAATGTTGTTAAACCATTTTCATACGTAAAAGTTATTGATTCTAATTCTGGTGGTTGTTGTTTTTTTTGCGGTCTTTTAACAGGTCGACTATCCACCTCAAACATTTGAATTGTTCTATTCAAAGCAGGATATACCTCAAATTGTTCTTCATCAATTAAAAATCCATGAAGTGTAAATTCATATTTATTTATATAATACTTCCTACTTTCTAAATCCATAACGGATTCGTCTGTGAATGATTCATTAACAATTGGAATATAATGTCCATTTATAACTTGGTATGCCTCATATGATGCAAATAAGTTCATAATTGTTTGATTAAGTTTATTCACTTCTCTCATTCTATTACAAACTAATGCGACAGTATATTTTATATCAACAGGAATTGGTTGTGGAATTTTATATATATTAGCACCTTTTCTATTTCCATCCCATGTTGGAACTTCCATATAATAATACATCCTGTTGTTTGGTATATTATATCTTCTTTTATCATTTAATTTAACATCAGGATTTCTAATGATTGTTAAAAACGGTGGTTCCAAATTTTTATCTATGTTTTGAAAATCCCAAGTTTCAACAAATTGTGACCAATTCTGTGTTGTTATTAAAACATCAACAACAGGTATTTTTTTTCCTTCACTTGTGAATTGAATTTTTTCTTTTACAAAATCTAAAAATCCCCTATCTAAATCAGCATGTAAAAGTGACTTAGGTAAATAAGTCCCATCTTTTGTGATCATATCCTTAATCTCTTCCCTTCTTGGTAAAAGAGTTTTAGGATAGTTAAGTGGTATTGTTGGTTTTACAGGTCCTCTTTTTGGTAATGCCATTATAATCCTCTAAATTCATTTGGTCCGACAGGAGCCGCGATTATGGTGCGATAAAAAGGTTTATACCCTTTATATGTATGTTTTATGTCTGAAACAACACGACCGTCATTTACAACACTATAATATCTAACAAAATTTTCTGAATCGTAATAACCAACATAATCTCCAAAATCTATATCAATATTTAAATCATTAAGTGTTTTCAAATATACTGACATTGTAATATTACCAGGCTCAACTTGATCCATTCTTGTTGATCCAACCATTTTATTGGTAGGAGCAGCAATTGCAACATACGCATTGAATTCGACAGGAGGTAAAAACTTAATACCGTCCTCAACCACTTCACCGTAAACATCATCAGTTTTGATTTTGTTTCTATCAATTCTATAAAGGACACAAGTATAGTTCATATCACCAATTAACCATTCTTGACCCATACCGATTTCAAGTTCAAAATCACGATCCCCAAAAAATTTACCGAGTCTTGTTATAGGAACATTACTTTTCATTAGGCTGTTTTATTGATAAATATTTATTTTATGATTATTTTTAATAAAAAAGATTTTGGGAGATTTAAAAACTCTTATCGAACATAAAGCACTTGATGTTCTTGACACCTATAGTGGTGCCAACAACTATATATTATATCTAAAAGAAAAAAAAGAATCATCAAAAAAGTTTTTCCCAACACGAACTCAAGCCGATTATATTTTAACTTATTTTGAGACAAAACCAAAAGTTGCAAGAAAATGGGTTGAATTAGACACTTACTTCGCTAAAAAGTTTGCAGAAGAAAGATACTTGATAGAAACACCAAAAGAAATCTATGTTGAAAAACTATTGGTTGAAAAGGAAAAATCTTATCATGTTTGGGGTAAGTTTTTTGAAAAAGATAAATTATCAGAGTTTTGGGTTCCTAAATCTGCTTTAATAAAAACACATAATGTAAAAAGTGTTGATATTGATTATTCTAAATATTCGCATCGACCACCTTTAAATCATCAGAAAGTTGCGATTGAAAAATTGGCAGGATCAAAAAGATTTATTTTGGCCGATGATATGGGACTTGGTAAAACTACATCAACAATTATTGCCGCACTTGAGACAGGTGCAAAAAAGATTTTAATAATTTGTCCCGCATCTTTAAAAATAAATTGGCAAAGAGAAATTGAAAACTATTCTGATCGACCAACTTTTATTGCGGAAGGAAAGAAGTTTTCTACGGATTACGATTTTGTTATCGTAAATTATGATATATTAAAAAACTTCCACGATCCAAAAGACAAAGAAAATTCATTATTAGAAAAATCTAATTTTGATCTTGTTATTTTGGATGAGGCACATATGATATCAAACGCTCAAGCTCAAAGGACAAAGATAATTAATAGTTATGTTAAAAACATCGATAAGGTTTGGTTGTTGACGGGAACACCGATGACATCTCGACCTATGAATTATTATAATCTTTTAAGTATCATTGAAAGTCCTGTTGCTCAAAATTGGATGGCTTATGCGATTCGTTATTGTCAGGGTTATCAATTTAATGCTGGTAAAAGAAAAGTTTGGAATGTTTCAGGAGCATCCAATTTAGAAGAATTAAGAGATAGAACGTCAAAACAAATTCTAAGAAGATTAAAAGAAGAAGTTTTAGATTTACCTGACAAAATTATTACACCTGTTTATTTGAGATTGAAATCTTCTGAATATGAAAATCTTATGGGCGAATACTACGATTGGTATGATAAAAACCCTGAAGAATCTTCATCACTTACAGTTCAGTTTTCAAAACTTATGAAAGTTCGAAAAGTAATTGCAAACGAAAAAACAAAACAAACTATTGAGTTTGCGGAAAACATTTTAGAACAAGGAAAAAAAGTTATTATTTTTACAAACTTTACGGATTCACTTCAAACAATGTATAATCATTTTGGAAAACAAGCTGTTTATCTTGACGGTAGTTGTTCTAATTCTGTTCGTCAACAAGCTGTCGATTCATTTCAGAACGACGAAAAAATCAGAGTTTTTGTTGGTAATTTAAAAGCGGCAGGTGTTGGTTTAACATTAACTTCAGCTGAGGTTGTAATTATGAACGACTTATCATTTGTTCCTGCAGAACACGCACAAGCGGAAGATAGGGCGTATCGTTATGGTCAAAAATCAAATGTTTTAGTTTATTACCCTTTATTCGAAAACACCATAGAAGGTGCTATTTATGACATACTAAACAAAAAGAAAGAAATCATTAGAACAGTAATGGGTGATCAAATACCTGAAAATGTTGGTGATGTTGCTGAAGAAATATTAAATCTAATTAATAAAAGGTGATATTTATTTAAAAAATAGATAAGTTATGCCAACAAAATTAGATCAAAGTCAAATTGATGGATTAAGTGATGACCTTAATTCCTTAGACTCGATTGATGAGTCTTTAGAAAGTAAAATATCTACTGAAGATTCTATAAACGATCAGGTAGATGTTACATTACAAGAACAAATTGATAATTTAAAAGACACACTATTATCTCTTATATTTGGCAATAGATTAGATGTTATGGTTGATGGACCTGATTTAATTGTCATGACACCAACACAATTTCCAATAAATGTTTCATTAATAACATGGGTTTGGTTTTTTAACGAAAGCCCAATTACAGAGTCTAATTCAAATATTTATAGACCATTAGAAAGTGGAACATACAAAGCGTCTGTAACTTATCAAACAATATTAGGACCACATTATATAGAGTCAGACCCAATTACCGTAGAAATACCAAAATAGAATGAAGGTAAGTCTGAATATAGAAAGTAAAAATTTTAAAAAATATACCAACTTCATCAATAAGTTTATTGAACTTCTGCAACGTGAATTTCCTTTGAAGAACGATGTCAAAGTATTTTTTTTAAATCAACAAGAAGGTGAAATGTCTACAGGTAGTAGAAGAACTGATAATACAATTAAGGTCTTGGTTGGTGATCGTATGAATAGAGATATTATGAGAACCTTAGCACATGAGTGGGTTCATGAACACCAAATGGATGTTTTAAAAAGAAAAAAAGGTCCAGACATTGGTGGTCAAAATGAAGATGAAGCAAATGCTTTTGCAGGACGACTTATTAAAATGTTTGAAAAAGAAAATCCTGAAATGGAACAATTAATGTATGAGCATAAAGGAATCAATAACAAACTTTTAATTTTAGAAACTCAAATTTTATTAGAACAAAAAATTGAAACCAAAAATAATTTGTTGGTTGAAATGAAAAAAATAGGTATTGAAAAATTACCTTATTCATATTCTTCTTTATCTCGGTTTATTGATTCTAAAACAATGAACGTTCACTACAACAAACACTACAAAGGTTATGTTGATAAATTGAACGATGCGTTAAAAGATAAGGAAGGTGATTTAGAATTGGAAGACATTATTAAAACAATCAGTAAATACGATAATAAAGTTAGAAATAACGCAGGAGGAGCTTTTAACCATGCATTATTTTGGAAAATGTTGTCTCCAAAAAAACAACGACCTCATGGTGAAATATATGAAAAGATTAAAAAAGATTTTGGTAACATAAAAAAACTAAAAGACGAATTTAATCAAGCGGCAAAAGATCGTTTTGGTTCAGGATGGGCGTGGTTGTATCTATCAAAAGATGGAAAATTAAAAATAATGTCAACTCCAAATCAGGACAACCCACTTATGAATGTTGTTAAAAAAGGTGGATTTCCATTGTTGGGTCTTGATGTTTGGGAACATGCATATTATTTAAAATATCAAAACAAAAGAGATGAATACATTTCAAAATTTTGGGATGTTGTTAATTGGGAGTTTGTAAACGATTTATATTTGTCAAAGACAAAAAAAGAAAATATTAAAGAGAGTGTTGAGTCTAAAGAAATTATAAATGAAATTAGCACAACTTTCGCATTTCCATACACACCAAAACAATTAAGAGATTTAATTAATTCACAATATGTAGGTTGTCTTGGTAAACAATATAAAAATGGTTGTATAGGTAGAATCCAAACAAAAAAATGCACCACAGATGTTGGTATTTTAGGTGGTGATTATGCAGAAAAAAAACACGGAGGAACAAGTCAATGGTCTATCGTCAATCGTTTTGATACCAATAGTAAAGTTAAAAAAGAAATATATAACATTTGGTTAGAAGAAACTGAAGGGTTAACAGATTTTAAAACATGGATTAAAGAACATGCTTATGACCTTTTCGCAAATGAAGGAATGTATTTAGATCGTTTGGCGGAAATAAACGTTGGGACAATAGAAGTTGGTAAAGAGAATGAAAATTATGCAACAAGTATTATTCGACAAATATATAAATTAAATCCTGATGAAGAAGGTATGACTTATGAGTTGTATGAACATTGTTCGGGAGATATTAATGATAGAAAAAAAGGTCAAGATATAGTTTTAAAAATTAAAGGAGGAGACACAATTTATTTCCAAGTCAAACCTTTTACAAATAGCCTTAATCATATTGAATTTTTTGATGGTGGAGATAGGGGATATTATTTTAAGGTGGAATCTTGGCACACAAACAAAAAATATAAAGAAGAAAATGTTGATATAATTTTGTATGTTGATAGAGCAGAACAAAAATACATCATGTTTAGAAACGATTATAGTAAAATTTTAACGGTAAGCACCTCAAGAAGAAATCCACCATATTATATATATTATTATGAAATGCCACTTCAAAGTAACTTTAAAGTTCCATTACAAAAAGAAACACAAAAAGCACCTGTAAAACAATTCATATCAAAAGATGTTAATAAACAAATTGAATTTTATAGAGATAGAATTAAATATTTTACAGATAAAATAAAAGAATTGGGTGGTGAAAATATTGAAATTTCTGAGATGATAAATTTCTATAAAAAAGAGTTAAACAAAATAATTATCTAACTAAAAGATATTTATATAAAAAAACTCTTATGGCAATAATTAGCGAACCGGAAAGAAGTCAGTTCTATCAAAAAGTTAGACATTTACTTGGAGCACCTTTAAGATCTGTAGAATTAGAGGATGAAATGATGGATACTTTACTTGAATATTCTATTGATGATTATTCTCAATATGTTCAGGATTGGTTAATAGAATCACAATGGACATCATTGTATAACTTAAATCTTGATACTCAATCTTTATCTCGAGCTTTCATAACCAAAAGTTTAGATTTTGAAACTCGTTATACTTATGCATATTCTAAAATAGTTGGTCTACAAGCCGGAGGTGATTGGGAAATTAAAAAAGATTACATACAATTAGTTCCTAATCAACAAATTTACGAAATACCGGCAGGTCGTGAAATTAATGAAGTTTTATGGTTCACCCCAACAACCCTTAATAATTTATTGTTTGGTTTAGGTGGTTTTGCCGGAGTTGGTAATGGAACTGGTTTAGGTGGTGGTGGAGGTCTTGCTCAAATTGGTAACATGGCAGGAAGTTATTATTTAACACCAGTATTTGATACATTATTAAGAATGCAAGAAGTTAACATACAAAGAAGAATATTTGCGGGTGAATTGACATATTATATCACAGCACTTCCTGGTGGTAAAAAAGCGTTACACCTTTTAAATACCCCTGGAGGTAAGTTTGATTTCGGAAATTCGGAATTGGCCCAAGGTCAAGTTTGGTATTGGTATTATGATACGTCACAAGGAGATAGAGATAAGTGTTTAGCGGATAATCCTGATATTATTTTATTACCTTCAGATGTTCCTTTTAATAAAATGTCTTGGGAAAAATTAAACAATCCCGCACAAATTTGGGTTAGAAAATGGTTTGTTGCTTATTGTAAAGAAACATTAGCTCGTGTTAGAGGTAAGTTTAGTGGAAACCTAAAAACTCCTGATGGTGATCTTACAATGGATTACACCACAATGGCGACCGAAGGAAAAGACGAAAAGGCTAAACTTCTGGAAGAGTTAATTGGTGCAGAAGGAAGATTAACAAGACTTCGTCCTGAAAAAGTAATGGAGCGTGAAGCACTATTAGCAGAAAATCTTAACAAACAATTAAAGTTTAGAGCAATGCCTCGTCAAATATACGTTATTTAAGTTATGGCAATATATAGAGAAAAACCCGTTAGAAAAACAGTATTTAGAGGAGGTCGTTCTATAAGTTTGAATACATTTGAAACTGTTGTTATTAGTGAAGAAGTTTACTCAACAAAGGGTGAATATCTTTTATTAATCAAAGATGTTAGTAATTGTAAATTAAAATTAGACTCAACAACTACAGATAAGATTACAATTAAGTCATTAACCAATTGCACCATAATGCCTGACATGGGTAGAATTGACGAAGATTGGGATGAAATTCACATCGGTAGAGGTGCTTGTATAGAATTACAAAACATTCAGGGAGTATGGTATATACTATCCTCCGATGGACTCAAACTTGATTAATTCATCTTTTGGGACGTATTTCCACATTACCTCATCCGCATCTTTATACATGTGATATGGAGTTTCATTAACACGATTCCAAAACAACATTTCTTCATCTGAAATTTCCATAACGTCTTCTAACTTATCTTGATCACTTTCATCAAATGGTTGTCCGTTTATTAACTCACATTGATCTTTAGTAAAGAATGGACGGTCTTCTGGATTCTTAACCAATAAACCATTTCTAACTTCTTGTTTAAATACAACAAGTAATGGTTCAACACGTTTATTGAAAGTTGCAATTGCTCTTTGAATGTTATATTGACCTTTCATTGTTGGGTTATTTTCTAAATCTGAAGGATCAATTCTATAACAATTAAGTTGAATTATTGAATCTAATGAATCAGGAATTGGTCCCCCATATGTGTTTATATGATCTTCTGACCAACCTTTCTTTGGTTTATTAACTTTTTGAACATCTCCGTGTGATGCTTTAGATCCATTATTAACATAAAATATTACATCACCAAGATTTACATTTAATCCTTCTTTGATTGCCAATTCCATGTGTGCTTGTCGAGACATCAAACTTCCCGCCTTTGTAGTTTGCTTACTACGAATAATGTAGTCATCAATAGTTTGTTTTACTTTTGCTTTGTTTGCAATATCCATCAAAGGAATTTGAAGGTCAAATATCTGTTGGACGTATTCATAATACCACTCAACAAACTCTTGCCCCTTACCATCAAGTAATAACTTAATTCCTTTATCCAAGAACTTCTCAATATAGATCGGCATCTTCTTAGATTTAATTGAGTTTCCTGTAAGTTTAATTTTACCTTTTGCGGTAATAAGTGCGTAGTTCTTACGAGCCAAGTTGATACAAGCAGGCCATTGTCCATCAGTATCAAGTGCCATCTCACCTCTCATTGCAAAATCGTTAAACTCCATTACATCAGCTTCTTCACCAATATATTCTTTACCCTCAACAACTTTCCAGTTTAAACCTTTACCGACATACTTTCTTGTCTCTACTCCATCAGGAACAGAAAAGTTAATACCATCCGTGTCCATTACAAGAGGTGTGTAACCACGATCCATAAAGAAGTGAATCATCATTCGAAGGTATTGACGACCCGTACAAGTAATCATCTCACCTTTATCCATATCACCCCAATGAAATACCTGTGGAGCGGACAACGCACCGAACATCGAGTTAATGAAGATCTTAATTGGTAATTGCTTACGGTCATAAGATGTTGATTTCTTTTTATCAATCGTCGCATATTCTTCGGCAAGTTGTTTGTATTTGATACGAGTGTTACGAAAGTATGATAATAAACCTTTCATTGCACCTGTTACATCACAATCGGGGAATACATCGTGAACCAACTGAATTGATGGGTATAGAGACGAGTAGTCAAGTTTTAATACGTTCTTGGAGTATCCTGTTCGAATCAACCTTGAAAGTCCTCCTACGAAGTTCCCTTTATCATTCTTTGCAGGAATTGCAAGTCCATGTTTATAAGACCAAGCCAACATCAACATTTTCCATAGTGTTGCCGTTCCCATCGTTGAAACTCTTTCATATGTTGTTGGAAGAAGGGATGCCAACAAGAATGAACCTTGATTGAATTCTTCATCAACCAAAAGAGTTTCTTCTAAGTCATCGTCAAGATAACGCTCAATAATATCGTCCCCCGTTGTTTTAATATAAATTTTAGAATGTCTTCCACAAACCTCATCGATCTTAGAATCAACTCCCACTTTTTTATATTTACCATTTTCTATATTCAACCAATACTCTTCCTTTTCACGATACATAGAACCAATCTTGTTGTGTTCAACATAAACACGATCAGGAGCCTCAGCCTCAATATATTTGGTAATATACTTCAAACCAGCTTCTTTAATGTTTGAATTGATAGCTTGAGCTCTACGAACTGAGTGAAGAATATCAATAATGTTATAACCCCACATTTGAGTTTGGGTAAATTTCTCAACCTCGTTTGCCAACTTCAACATTGATTCTTTTTGCGAAATAGATTTTTCAGGATTCAAAGATTTGGCAACTCTTTTGATATCAAGATTTAACATTTTACATCTTTCATAAATCCAATACCAGTCGAAGTTGAATGAGTTGTATCCTGAAAGAATTGAAGGTTTTTGTTCTTCTATGATATTGAAAAATTCGGTTATACCTCTTCTTTCTTCATCTTCATTAGAACACTCAATTACTTTTTTGAATCCTTTGTTTGTTTTGATTCCGATCATAAATATACGACCATCCTTGGGTTCAAGTGAGGTCGTCTCAAGGTCGAATACCATCCTCGTGATGTCATTGTATTCCTCGAATCCTTTGAATAGTCGTTTCTCTTTTGAGATGAGGTATTGCTCAACGGGGGGTAAGACCATGATGAGGTCTCTTACATTTTCACCCCACGGATCAACTCCACCTTCTCTAAAAAATTGAATAAGGTTTCTATAACCCTTCATAGATTTAACCATAAAGGTAAGTCCTCGTTCTAAACGATCATTACCTTCGGTTTTTAATTTTTCTATAATAATACCATGTTTTGACATGGCTTCTTTCTGTAATGCTTTTGATTTTGAATAAAAGTTAAGACTTCGTAGATCACCAACCCATGCGAATGAAATTAAGGTGTCTTTTGATATTTGTTTTCCTTTACCAGGAACTTCTTTTACTCTAAAAATTTTGTCGGATACATAATCGTATTCTACTGACACGATATATTGTTCGGGGTCGTTTCCTTGTAGGAAATTTTCAATTTCTTCTTGTGATATCATAGTTATTTACTTTTGGTGTATTAGCTACCGAATTAGGTCGGCATTTACCTTCGTAAATAAATATATTCTATAAAAATACGATTGTCAAATCATTATTCTAAATTACCCACCATTGTCCGTTTTCACTATTTACCAAAGTAACACTTTCACCATCAGACGTTAATTTAATTTCATTTATAGAAATAGAAGATAAAATTACATCAGATCCCGATGTTTCAATTATTATGTTGTTAGCGGACGCATTTAAACCTATATCTTTAATTGTATATCTAACTTTTCCACTATTAACCGAATCTGGAAGTGTTAGTCTAATTGATAAAATTGAACTATCAACTCCAACTACATTATCAATTAAAGTTAAGTTATAGTCGGCATCAACCTCCGTTATATTATTACCAATTGTTTTAACGTCCCTATATTCAACATCACCGTTTAATGAATTTAAACTCAAAATTTCTATTGCAGAATTATTTTCATTTGGGATAGAAGAAAAATTAATTGTGTTTGCAGTAAATTCAGAAACAATAACATCACCTGAAAAAACAAAGTCACCAAAAACAGTGTCACCAGTTCTACTAATTCTATCCCAACCAATTTGTCTAACTTCAGATGGTGCTGTGGCCCCTGATGTATATAAAGAATATAATTTTGCATCTGCGGTGTTTAACGCCAGCTCACCCAAAGTAAGATTAGATAAAAGGGGTATTTTTTCTAAAACGTTAGAACGCTTTATAAGTAGGGTATTTTCTCTATTTGCCATATATATGACTTTTTTTAAGTAAGATTATATAATCTTTGTGTAAAATAAATGGTTTAATATGACCCACCGTCCAAAATATCAAACTCAGCCAAAACTCTTACACCATTTATATCACCAGCATTTCCATTATCAATAACACTATTACTTCGAATTACAATATCATTTAATTGTGTAATCCATCCTCGGTTATTATATCCAACAAATGCCGTATATTCACTTATGTTAGGTATTTCTGTTGAAGTTAATCCCGTTAAATTACCCATTCTAATTATATTCAAATCAACATTACCAGACACAAGTCCATTACCATCTTGAATTTGTAAACCTGAATTTACCGATGTTGCAACCGTACTACCTGTCGGATTATAATTAAAAATTAAATTTGGATCCTCAACAAAAAGATTAGTTGTAAAGGCAGAAACCGAAGATCCTAACACTGTAAGATCTCCTTGAATTACAATACTTCCCGCAGTTTCAATATTATCAACATTTAATGTATTAGTATTATCGTCGTAAGCAAATGCATTTTGAGTTGTTAGTAAACCTCCTGTTGATGTGTAAATTACTTTACCTGACCCTAAATTAGGTAATGAAACAGTATCACCGGTTAACCCTTCTACAGTTGTATTTCCTGTAACATTTAAATTATTTACGGTATTTGTGTTTGTAACAAATAAATTACCGTCAACAGTTAATCCTGAAACTTGTAAAATTGATGCTGAATATTCATCACCACTAGAATCAAAAATAGAAAATGTGTTATTTAATTGGTTATAAGTGAAAGCACTAATACCATTAATTTCTGTAGAGTCAACAAGAACAAAACCAGCAGAAGTTCCTGATAAAATTTTTCCTTGTAATCCTAATCCTGAAACATTTTCATACGATGTAATTTTGTTTCTCAATCTTAGATCGTATAAGTTTGACCCAACTTCAAAAAACGTTTGTTCGGTCACACCAGTTCCCGCAGGCGTCCATCCTGATGTTGATGAAGTAACACCCGAAAAATACATAATTCCTTCTGCGGTATTAACAATTGGTTCTCCAGGTAAAAGACTATTTGGTAAAGGTCTATTAATTATGTCTGAATTTTTTAAAACGTGTGTTGTTTGTCTTGTTGCCATTTTTAATTTTTAATATAAACCACCAACCAAAATATCATTTTGTATTATTGAGTTGTTGGCATTTATGATTCTTAAATCACCTGAATTATCGTAACCTAAATCTAATTCAGGTGTTGATACTTTTACTGTGGAGGTCCAATATGAAGACGTTCCGCTAACAGTATTTATATCCCTAAATCTTTTTAGATCACTACCTAAATCGATTGTATTATCTGAATCGGGTAATATGTCACTATAAATATTTATATTTGTTGTAACCGCCGAAATATTTTCAACCACAAATGTATCTTCCACGGTTATACCCGATTGGAATATTGGGTTTACAGGAACGTCACCTCCAATTCTATAAACTATACCTGTAACTAAATCAGATTGTAAGACATAGTTGTATGAATTTTTGATTAATTGATTTCTAATATCCATTAGTTACTTTTTTTAATTATATTAATAAATACATATTTATAAATTATAGAGCATTATTCGATGTCAAAAATTTGTTATTCGTGGGTTAAAAATTGTCACTCTTGGGCTGAAGCCCCATTTACTTGGGCTGAAGCATGTTTATTTGAAACCGTTGGTGGTTTATCTCCCTATAGAAAAGAAAGGTTACGAAAGGACTTGACGGTTGAAGAAAAACAAACTTTAATAACTTTATTTTTTAGAATGAACTTAAACGAGTTAGTGATTGAAAAAAAATTATCTAAAACAAAAAGTAAAAAGATAAAAATAAAATTAAAAGACGTTGAGACATTACTGTCAAAAAAAGATACTTCAAAAATTCTATCAATAACCGTAAAAGAAGAAACTCAACCAAAAAAAAATATAAAAGTAATAATAAAATAAAAAAAACAATAATTATAGTTATGTCTTACAAACTTTATTCAGATAAGTCTACAAATTTCATATGTGAAATTAAATTAGAAGGAACATCCATATCCAACACTAAAGCCAGATTATTAATTGAATGTGACGACATATCCTATATGTTCAATGGAAATATACAAAACGACGGAACATTTCAAGTAATAGTTCCAAAAAGTAAGTCTTTTTTATCGGAAAGAAAAAAAGGATTTATGAAATTAGAAGTCATTGCTGATGATGTTTTATTTGAACCTTGGTCTTCAGATTTTTCAGTTGTTTCTGAAAATAAAATAAATGTTACGGCAAAACCAAAAATTGTTAAAGAAGTTACTGTCACCGCAGAAATTGATACTGTTTTAAATGAAATGATGGGTGATATTTTAAAAGAAACCAAACCAAAAAAAAATACAATAACAAACTCTAATAAAGAATTACAAATTGTAAAAAAACAAGATCTAATAAAGGAATTAAGACAAAAATTTTTATAATTCTAATCCGTTACATTAACAACCGTCAAAGTATCCGACCCGTCAAAATAAGAAAGTCTTGGGGATAATACCGAGTTTTTAAATAAAGTGCAATTATAGTCACCATAAACATATGTTGCGGTGCTAAAATCGGTAGAAAATAATGAAAATTTTACATCATTTAATTGGAAAAAATCAACTACTGTGTTAGAATAAAATCCATCGGCAATCACATTATTATAAAAATATTCACCGATTATATTATTGTAAAAATAATTTCCTATTTTATTTCCTTGACTTGTAGAAACCCCAAACCCAAATCCGTCACCAATATTATTATTTTGGAAATTACTACCTATTTCATTATAGGCAAAGGTTCCTAATATAATATTACTTTGGAAGTAATACCCGATATTATTTAAATAAAACGAAAATCCTCCGATGTTTGTATTGTCACCAATTGTGTTATTATCAAAATAATCACCAATTACATTATCTCTAAAACTCGTATAAATAGTATTATTATTATATCCGTTCCCAATCAAATTACCATAAAAATCACTGTAGATATTGTTACCGTTATAACCATTACCTATGTCATTTTTATAAAAATTATTATAAATTTCATTATTGTTAAATTGATTTCCTATCTCATTATTTTGAAAGTCATTAGCGTTGCAAACATTTCCGTTAAAATCATTTCCAATATTGTTTCTGTAAAAATCAAATCCTGTTAAAATATTATTATAGAAATTATATCCTATTCTGTTTCTTTGGAAATTAGCGGTAATAAAGTTGTCACGGAAATTATCCCCGATTATATTACTATCAAAATCATCATTTGTGGAGTTGTTATAAAAATTAGACCCTATTTGGTTATCATAACAATCATCGTTAAATGTATTATTACGAGATCCGTCACCAATAGTGTTGTTTCTGTAAGCACCTACTAAAAATACATTATTTGCCAATAAAAAGTTTCCAACCCCTTCGTATAAATAAAGATTTGAGTAATTACCAACATAATTATTTACAGCACCATTATCATCAATGGCATCACCAAATGTTGTGTATTCATAAACTAAATCTTGTCTTACATTTGCTTGGTAATAACTCATTATACCGTCATCAAATGCGGTATAGTAAGAAGAATCAATAGTTTCACTTATAGTTACACCTGATATAGTGGCAAGAGAATCACTATCAACTGAAATAACTTCAAAAAGATATGGATTTAAATTTCTCACCGCAATATAGTCTCCCACAAATAAGTTTGAATTAAATGTTGTTCCTGTGTTTCCATATAATACACCAGTATTTCCTGTTATACCACTTATTCCTACAAGACCACTCAGTGGGTTATTTTGATTGTATGAATACCCACGATATCTTTTAAATAAAATATTTCTGTGATCGTAGTCTGTTCTGTTGTTGTATATGTCAATTCTTTCTGTAATTCTACCTTTTGCTGGTGTGCTTGAGATTTCAGTCGTATTCCAAGTTATATCATACGTTATTTGATCTTGAGGATATAATGTTGAATATACCGTAGGTGAAAACTGCGTTTCTGATATTGCAAGTAATAATAATGGTTCAGTAATACCTGTCATACTGTTACCAGTAAAAATAGGTTGTTTAAAATTATCGTAGTTAGGTTGGTCATAAATCGCCTGATAATCGGTCATCAAATAAAATCTACCTGGTGTAAGAACACCGGCTCCTGCTTCCGCAACAAACTGTGCGTATGTCCCTTCGTTATATGTTATCGAAGAAAATGTAATGTGATAAGTATCTCCAATATATTGTACTGGAATTAAAGTATCATTTGTCGGGAATTGTAGATATTCTAATTCTCCAATTGTTTTACCTGTTAGTGCCATAGTTTTTTATTTTATAAATAGTTTTAAAATTTTAAATATTCATTATTACCAACGATAATATATTCATCATTTTCGGTTATTATTGGATTGATTAACACAACGACCGCTGGTGTTTGAGTTGGTGTTGGAGTTGGGGTAGGTGTTTGAGTTGGTGTTACTGTTTGAGTATTTGTTGGTGTTACTGTTTGAGTATTTGTTGGTGTTACCGTTTGGGTGGGCGTAAATGTATTTGTTGGTGTTACCGTTGGTGTTAATGTTTGAGTAGGTGTGGATGTGTTTGTAGGTGTTACTGTTGGTGTAAATGTGTTTGTAGGTGTTACTGTTGGTGTAGGTGTTTGAGTAGGCGTTTGAGTGGGAGTCATACTCAAAATAGGATATGGAGTTTGACTTGGTGTGTTTGTTGGAAAAGGTGTTACACAACATCTATAATCCAAAACATAACAATTATTATATACCAAATCATTTGACATATAACTTTCAGTTATATTAATATATAACTTTTCTCTAATTGGCAATACTAATGTTCCTGTTTCATTTATGAAAACAAACTGACCTTCATATCTTCCAACTTTGTTTGTATCTTGAGGTGTGAATTTATAATAAACGTAATACTCAGGACTAGCATTTGGGTTTAACTCTAACTTTTCAACAAAACTTGCCGCCTTAGCATTTATTTTTAAAACACCAGTTTCAATGTTTGTCATCGAAAAAAATATCGACGAAGTTTCAATAAAATTCATCATGGACTCGTAATCACTGATCCCATCCTTTACAACCTGTAATTTTAAAAGAGGGAGCGTAGAGTTTTGACCTATAGTAAATTCCATTTAATCTTTTTCTATAAATACAACAAAAGACCATTTAGTATTATAAACCGGTTATGGTTGATGTTGTGGTTGTTGGTATGGTTGATGTTGTGGTTGTTGGTATTGGAGGAATTGGTGGTGGAACAGGTTGTGATTTACAACAAGGAAAATCTACAACATAACAACTTTGATATTCAAAATCATTTATTATAAAACTATCAGTAACATTTACATATATTTCTTGATTTAAAGGAAGTATTAAATAACCTGTTTCATTTCTAAAAAGAAATTGACCTTTGTATCTTGCAACTTTTTTTGTGTCGTTAGGTGTGAATTGATAATAAACATAATACTCCGTTTGAAGGTTTGTATTTAATTGTTCTTTTTTCATCACACCCGCAGGTCTTGATGTAAACTTTGGTATACCTGTTTCAGTATCGACCATAGAAAAAAATATGTCGGTCTCTTCTAAATACCGCATAGTTCTATCATAGTCAGATCTACCGTCTTTAATAACGTTGATTTTTAAAACAGGAAGGGTCGCACCTTTCTTAATGAAAAATTCCATTTAGCATTTTTCAATAAATACTTGAATTAAAATTCTTTTCTTAACCCACCTTCATAAAACTCGAAACGATCGTGTTCAGTTGGTGTCATAAGAAGAACTCCCGCATGTATTTTTCCTTTCTTCATTTCTTTATAACAATGAGACATTAAAGTTTGTTCGTAAGGATAGGTGTATTTAGTTTCAATATAACATTTGTAGTTTCCTTCTTTAGATAAAATTATCGGCCAATTTGATAAATAAACTTCACCCGTGGCGTAAGGTGTCCCTTCATATGATTTAATATTTTTATATTCTAAATAAGGAGCATTTGGATCTTGACCGTTTACAGGAAGTTTTGGGTTGTCAGGCCAGATAGTATTTCTATACTCTTGATCAACATTATACCACGCCCATTGTTTTTCATGACTACCATAAAATTCTGTAAAGTTAAATTTTAAAAAATCAAAATTTTCTTTTTTAGATATTTGTAAAACTTTTTCGTATAAATTTTTAGTTTTTCTCATAAACCCATTTTTACAAGTAAAATCTTGTCCATTGTAGAAAAACATATCATCTTCGAAGAACATATAGTAATCCATATTTGATTCGTGGAAATGTTCAGCAACAAACACACGACCTCCCGTAATACCTATATTATCTTTTTTAATGTGCTCAAAACCATATTTTTCACACAGTTCCAAATATTTTGGTGTGGTAGATAAATCAGTTGAGTTGTCTAATAAAAATTTCTTTGTTTTATGAATAAAATCTTCATCATAAGCATACATAGAATTAATTAACGTCTCAAATTGTTTAGGACTGTTGAATGTAATTACATATAAACCAACATCTCCATTTCTAACTTTGGTTGGGGTTCCCTTTCTAAAACTTTTAATTTCTACATTATTGTTTTTAACGTCTTCAAAAAACTTATATAATAACCCATTAGACTCAATTTCTACATAATCAATATTGTTTGGGTTTGTATATGTCATAATTGAAAACAAACTTTCTTCAGTTCCCATAAGACCTCTACTTAAAGTAGTTTTCATTAAGTCGTAATATAGAGTGTTCATTTCTCTAATCATTGGTTTAGATCCACCAAAGAAACCTCCACGACAAACTTTATTAACTCTTTGACCAACCATTTCGGTCATTGCGTCAATATCAAATCCATGAATCTCTTTGTCTGCTTCGTAAGGGAATGCAACAAATGTGAAACGATCAAATAAATTTTCCACCTTATCTAAAACTTTATCATGTGTGAAATAACCTGGATTCACTGTGTTTGTAATTCCTGCATCTAACCAAAATAATTTTTGAGAATCAAATTTATCTAATATAACCGCATCGTGTAATAAAAACATTTTTGACATTACAAGCGGATTATACATTTCTAATTTGGCCTGTGTGGAGTCTTTTAACCAACCCGCTAAATTATACCATTCAGGGTTTGTTCTAATTTCTTGAATTTTATCATAGAATTCTCCTTTGAACCACGATTGTGGTCTATTAATAAATTGTGTGTTTTCATGACTTCTTTTAGAAAAAACAAAACTTTCTAATTCTGAATCACCAAAAATTATCATATTACAAGATGTATCTAATAACTGTGAAAATTTTTCTAAGTAGTGCTCATAAGATCTTGACCAACCTTCACTTAATTCTTCTCTTTTGATATTCCATAAACCAGTAACAATGGTAAGTCTTGATTTTGATTTTTCCTCTTTTGGTTTTACAGGATTTAAAGATAATTCGATTTCATCGTAAACATCTTTTCTAATTGCATCAATATCCATATTACCTAATATTTCATAAACATAACCAGCATCTGTAAATTTATTTGTAATGTTAGTTTTTTCTTCATCAGTCATATTACACCACTCTAATCTAATCAGACTAGGTCTAAATTTTTGTAAATCAATTTGTTTAAAAATTGTGTAATCATGTCCTTCAGTATCCACTGACAACACATCAAAATGTTCTATATTGTGTCTTTGAACAAGAGTATCCCATGTGATGCAATTTACCTCAACATCAACGGCATATTTTTCAACAACTTCTCTATCACCTTCACTACCCATACCATTTTTAGTAGGATCAATCACACTCATACCATAAAAAGCAGGATGAACTAAACCTTCGTCAACAACCTCAATTGGAATTGTTTTCATAGTAATAGTTCCGTTGAAATCGCTAATCGCCGAATTTTCAAATTTATTTCCAGGGTTATTACTTTTATGTTCTACCAATCTTTCAAAATGAGGTTTCATTGGTTCAACATATAATACATCTGAATTGTATATTTGAGCATAACCGCTCATACTATCAAACATAACACCGTCCATGGCACCAATGTTGATCATAAATAGTTTTTGGCCCTTTCTGCCATAATAGTGTAATACCTTATCAAAAAAATCTTCCATATTTAATTTTTAAATTCCTAACTCCTTTTCAAAAAAATGAACGAAGTGTGTTTTATTTTTAATTGATTCTCTATCGAAAATCGGTGTTGTAAGCCAAAAGTCATCATGATACCAAGTGTCAAAACTATAAGTTTTAAACATTTCAGGATTTTCAAACTCTAAATCTGTTATCATACCTTCGTGATTTAATATAAAATTTTCATTTAAACTTATATCACTTATTCTATCAAATTGTTCTATGAACCAATTTAATTTTGAAATGTGTCCCCCTAAAATACCACCAACTGACATGTGTTTGTAATCGTTGTTATTTTTATAAACAGATCTAATTTCGTTTGGGTTGTGGGAAAACATAGTGTTTGCCAAATTGATTAATTTATCACCTACCCAATTATTTATCTTTGGAAATAATTCAGGACAAAATATATTTGTGAATGAATAGTTTTCCCAATCTCTTGATAAACCTGTAATTTTATCGGAGTGTGGATTGTATTTTAAAGTGAATAAACCACGGTGAGATAAACCACAGTCAATCCAATAAATATAATCATAAGATTCATCATACTCTTTAGAAAGAAGATACAACTTATTCCAATCAACTTCATGATAAAAATTAAATTGATCGTTAGATCTTTTTAATTCTAACATTCTATTTGTTTTTGGATAATCTTTAAGGTTTGAAATCTTAATGGTTACATTAGTCAAATTAAACTCTTCACAATATTTGGTCATTAAATCATATTGAGTGTCATTACAATAACAAACAATTTCGGTATTCATATTGTTTAAAGTTCTTAATGAATGTAAATAACGCTCATGTCTTGCAAAGGACTCATGACCAAAAAAAGGAAACCCAATAATATCAGTATAAAACGCAGTTACTAATTTTGTTTTCATGCTCTTTTTCTAAAATAATAATCACCTAATAAAAGACAATCCATTTCTGTTTTATCATAAACCCAAATCGCATCACTATATCGAGAAAGAATTGGTTTTCCGTTTACATTGAAAGATGTGTTTAATAAAACACCAATTCCTGATTTTTTCTCAAATTCGGTTAATAAATTATATAACCAAGGATTTTGTTCTTCTGTAACTGTTTGAACTCTTGCAGTCCCGTCAACATGTGTAATTGAAACTAATTTTTCTCTCCATTCTTCTTTCACCGTTGGGCAAAATCCCATCCATTTACTCTCACCTTCGAAATTAAAATATTTAGAAACATCTTCTAATTTACAAACAGGTGCAAATGGTCTATACCACTCTCTATTTTTTACTTTTGCATTTAAAATGTCTTTCATGTTTTCATAGGCTGGATTACAAATAATACTTCTATTTCCTAAAGCTCTTGGTCCATGTTCGGCATTACCTCTGACAACCCCAACAATTCTACCATCTACTAAATCATCAACTAACATTTCAGTTTTAAGAGGAAGAGCGTGTCGTTCTTCTACATGAGACATTAATGTGTGTTTATCTAAAATACCAATACCCGCATAAGTAATATCAATTGCCTTTTCAGGTTTAATGTGATTTAACATCATACCTGTTGCAATTCCACAATCATTAGGATTTGGTGGAACAAACACAGGTCTATTAAGTTCTTGGTGTAATTTTGTGTTTAACAAGATATTTAACGCACATCCACCAACAAGAATTAAAGGAATATTAGGGAATTGATCTAAAAATGGTTGAGCCAATTCCATAAAAACATTCTCGAACGCAATTTGTGATGTCTTAGCAACATCCCACCCTAACTGACCTGACATTCGATTTTCCATATCAAATGATAAACCTGTTTGTTCACTAAGTTCTTGTAGGTATTGTAAGTAATTTAAACCATCTGGTTTTCTTCTATAGTATTCCTCAAAATGTGGTAACCATTCTTCGTTTACGTTTCCATACGAACAAAGACCCATTATTTTTCCTGCATAAACTAAATTACCAATATTAAGTGCCGGTTCTTTTGTAATGTCACCCAAGTAATCACCAAATGACATATATGGAAATCCTAAATCAATATTGAATTTCTCAACTACATTTATGTTATTTCTATCTTCAGCGTGATAAACATTGAAGAACCCGTCATTACCTCCACCATCAAAAGAAATGATTAACGCTTCATTATAATCTGTTTGATAGAATCCACAAGCCGCATGACTTAAATGGTGTAATGAATTGATGTATTCTTTTGCTGGTATTAATTCTTGGTAATGAACTTTTTCAGATCCTTCTACCGTATCAGAATTTAAGTAATAACATTTATCAAATTCAGAAATACCAAACTCATCTTTAATATATTGTATAATATGTTTTAATAAAAAAGGTCTTGAATATGATACTAAATATTGTGAATAACCTGCATTTTTTTGAGTTAAAAATCTTTCTACCTCTATTACTGTAATAATTTTTCCTTGATCCTCCACAACTACAGCGGCATTGTGGGAACCGTAAAACGAAATATTTGCCATGTTATTATAAATTTCCTGTTAATCGATCACACCATCCTTTAGAAGTTGAGTAAGGCCATACAACCCAATACTTAGGTTTTTTAGTTGTGTTGAATTCTCTCCACACTTTACAATACCCATCAGGGTCTCTGAAGAATCCGTTGATTTCATTAATGTCAGCATCTCTTCTATATAAAGTTTCGTCATTTTCATCGTGGAAAGCAACTACCCAATATTCATAATCTTTTTCAGGAACACTAACATAGTTTATATCAATACAATGTTTAAAAATTGTTGAGAATGAATTTTTCCAATCTTGTTCGGTTTCAAAATTATATGTATTTGGTGGATATTTTTTATCTATTGTTTCTTGTTGAATCCCTCTTGTTTCAAAACGAATACCAGCATATTTTTCGTAATCTTGAACGGTTCTTTCAGTTCCAAACCATTCAGAGTAATCACCATTAAACGTTTCACCATCAACTCCTAAAAGTTGTCTGTTTTTAATATGACATGCGGTATTTCTTAAATGCCATTCTTTATCATCGTCCCATTGTTTTGTTCTACCTTTTCTTGTATATTCGTGCCATACAAGAACTTTATGTGGGTGGAATAAATCATAACCGTGAGTATATGCTCTTACTGAAATTGAAATTTCTTCTCCGTGGAAATAAAATTCAGGATCGTGTTGAACTTTGGTTGAAAATTCACCTAACGTAAAACAATAATGTGCAGAATAGAATCTTGCTGGAATTGGTTCTTTCATTTCTTTCCAACCTGGTATAGTTTCAGGTAAAAAGAATACAACACCTTCAGGAGTGAATCTATCAAAAACCATTCTCCATGGTTCAGTAACTCTACCTGCAGGATCGTTTTCAGGGTCAAAAGATGAAACATACCCCGTTAATAAAGGTTTCTTATGACCTTTCTTTTGAAGTTGTTTAATCATTTTAATCATTTCGTCATCCCAATTCTTTTCAAATCTCATGTGAGAGTCGATCTGAAGGGTATATTCTTCACCACCATATAGTTGTTGAACTTGATGTCTTGCCCAACAAACTCCTTTTGATTCTGTGTAAGGAATATTTAGGATTCTAAATCTTTTATCTTTTTCATACTTGGATAGATCATCAAAACCATCTTCAGGATGAAATTGTCTTGCCACACCAATTACAATGTTTTTTGGTCTTTTGGCATTCTCCAACATATTTTCTATTGTTGGTATAAGCTGAGGGTCGCGATACGACGCGATTTGAACAAATATTTTCATAAAACAAAAATATTATAGACATCTTAATAGTAAATTGTTAAGGACCTTCAAATATATAAACGTTTGCATCTTGAAATAAGAATACTTCAAAACCCTCAAATTCTTTAATATAAATTTCACCACAAGATAATAGATATATTACCTCACAGTTATTTGCATCAATAACTTTTAATATAATTGGTGTTGTTGAATCTAATGGGGGTGGAACATCAAATGTATATGGTGATCCTGAAATGCTTGCAACAAAAAAACAATATGAAATTGTTTGATCACACACATATAAATCAAAAGGTGCCGTTCCCGATAAAGAATTAATTTGAACTATGTTTGGCATATATTATAAATACCAATTTATATAGTTTAGAATAACTACAAAAAAAATTGAAAAGGTTTATTATTTTTAGATGAATAAAATTAAATTATTATATCTTACCCCCCATCTATCAACAGGAGGGATGCCACAATTTGTTTTAAAAAGAATTGAATCTCTACAACAATACAAAGATCAAATAGAAATTTTCTTAGTTGAGTATTCGCAATTCAGTGATACTTATGTTACCCAAAGAAATAAAATAATTGAATTATTAGATGTCGGTCATTTTTGGGCATTAGGGGGAACTGATGAGGTTTATAAAAAATACCAACTAATAGATATTATAAAGCAAAACAATATTGATATTGTTCATTGTGAAGAAATACCTGAAGCGTTTGAAAGTTTTAATCGAATACCATTTGATTTATTAAATCAATTATATGACAATAATAGAACTTGGAAAATTGTAGAAACTTGTCATAATGTTTGGTATGACGGAAACAAAAAGAAAAAACTACATCCTGATTATTATTCTTTGGTAACACCATACCACCAAATATCACAATTCAACAATACCCCATCACCAAAAAAATTAATGATATTTCCTTTTGAAAATAAAACAAAAGATATTTCAAATAAGGTTAAAATTAAACAAGAATTAAATTTTGATACGTCAAAAATTCATATACTAAACGTTGGTTTATGGACCGAAGGTAAAAATCAAAAAGAAGGTATTGAAGTTGCAAGATTATTAGAAGATTCTAATCCAAATTTACATTTTCATTTTATTGGAAATCAAGCTCCAAACTTTGAAAGTTATTGGAAACCTTTAATGGAAAACTTACCAAAAAATGTTACGGTATGGGGAGAAAGAAATGATGTTGATTCTTTTATGATCGCTTCTGATGTTTTAATGTTTAACTCAACTTGGGAATGTAATCCATTGGTAATTAGAGAATCCATTAATTATGGGCTTAAAATTTTAGCAAGAAACTTACCACAATACGTGGGGATGTTTAATGAATTCATTTATGAAATTTCTTCTAATGATTATACAAAAATAAAAGATTCTTTACTTACGTTAATAAATAATGAATCAACATATGAAATACCAAATAATAATAACTTTAGTGAAGAGTTATTGAATTTTTATAAAGAAGTTTACAACTCAAAGAAAATGCATAATGAACCAATTTTGAATGATTATACTTTTAGTCAACATTTTGTTGTCAATCCATTTTTTGAAATCACGGGTCAAAGTGATAAAATTTTTGATATTAGATTTTATGATGAAAATGATTTTTTAATTTATAATAACAAATTACCAATTAATCATTGGATCAAATTAAACAGAGAATATTTTACCAAATGGAAAACAGAAGTTTATGAAGACGATAAATTAATTTATTCTAATGTTTTAAATCTAAAAGATCAAAGGGTTTATATTTCATTTGGATCAAAATCTTTGGGGGATACTTTAGCTTGGATACCGTATTGTGAAGAGTTTAGAAAAAAACATGATTGTAAACTTATTGTGTCCACATTTATGAATTCTTTATTTAAGGATCAATATCCAAATATTGAATTTGTAGAACCAGGTGATGTGGTAAATAACGTTGTTGCACAATACAGATTGGGTTGGTTTTACAATGAAGACGGATTAGTTAACTATAATTCACACCCTTTAGATTTTAGAAGACAATCGCTTCAAAAAACCGCAACAGATATTTTGGGATTAGAATACAAAGAGATTAGACCAAAACTTAAATTACCAAATGTTTCAAAAAAGAAAAAAGTCGGTATTGGATTTCATTCAACCGCACAGGCAAAGTATTGGAACAATCCTGATGGGTGGCAGTCCGTTATAGATCATCTTGATGCATTAGGGTATGAGTGTATGATATATTCAAAAGAGGGTGATGGGTATATGAATAATTTTTACCCAAACGGAGTTACCTTATTTAAAGGGGGTAATCTACAAGAAGTAATTGATGATTTATCAACTTGTGAGTTTTTCATTGGGTTAGGTTCAGGTTTATCTTGGTTGGCTTGGGCATGTAAATTACCAGTCATTTTAATTTCAGGATTTAGTGAAAAATTTGCAGAAACAAAGTTAGACACATATAGAGTTATAAATGAAAACGTATGTCATGGGTGTTTTAATAATGATAGATTAAATGCGGGTGATTGGAATTGGTGTCCACATCATAAAGGAACTGATCGTCAATTCGAATGTTCCAAAAAAATAACATCAGACATGGTGATAAAAGAAATAAATAAAATAATAAATAAGGAAAAATCTTTTGATTGGGGAACCCAAAACGATTGGTATATTAAAACAATAAATGAAGAAATTTTTGAAAACAAAATATACGAAAGATTTTTTGAAGTTGAGAAAGGAGATATTGTTTTAGACATTGGTGCTAGTTTGGGACCTTTTACTTTTTCTATTTTAAATAAAAATCCAAAACACGTTTTTTGTTTTGAACCTTGTGAAGAAGAGTTTCCGACTTTAGTAAAAAACACAATAGGACATCCAGTAACACATATAATGAAGGGAATATCCAACACTAATAACCTAACTCAAAATAACAAACTTTTTAATTCTGTTGATGGTTTACAAACTGAAATGGAAAGTATTACTTTTAAAAAATTTATTGATCTATATGGTATTGAAAAAATTGATTTTCTAAAGACTGATTGTGAAGGTGGTGAATACGATATTTTTAATGATGAAAATTATGATTTTATAAAAAATAATGTTAAAAAAATATCAGGAGAATGGCATTTAAATGAGAGTTATTATAAAGGTAGTAAAGAAAAGTTTAGAAAATTTAGAGACACTTATCTTAAAAATATGAATAATCACCAAGTTTTTTCTGTTGATGGTGTGAACATAAAGTGGGATTTATGGAACGAACATTTTATAGAATACTACGATGAAGTTATTATCTATATCGATAATAGACAGTTTTAAATTTAAACTATTGTCCAACTATTATCAGGATTGAAATATATTTTTTTCCCTCCTGTTGCAGCATCTACAGAATAGGCAACTATTCTAACAACGTCACCACCACTTGATGGTGCTGTATTTGACATAGCCCCCGCAGTTCCAGAAACCAAATATAGAGGTGCACCAATGGTCCAACTCCAACTACTTGAATACGCATAACCCCTAATCAAAAGTCCATCTGATACATTGTTACCAAGTGCTAATGCTAACATATTTGTTGAGTTGGCAGGATTACCCGCATCTGTTTGTGCCCAATCACCTGTTGCAGTTAAATAAACAACATCACCGGCAACAAATGAACTTCCTCCACCACCAAAATATACAATGTCACCATAACCTTCAGGGTCACTTATACCTAATTCGACATTCGGGTCGTGTCTTAATGTCCATCTACCAGCGGCCGCATATAATGAATAATTTTTATCTCCACCCGAAGATATAGTATATACACCATAGTTTTCTAATGCTGTGTTAGAAACCGATGCAAAAACACCATATTTAATTGTTGATGTCACATCACCAAAACCAGTGGATTCAAAATACCCACCGTATTGAGTATCTCCACCCCCACTAACTACTGTATCATTTAAAGCGTAAATACCATAATTATCTCCATATATACCCGATGCATATGCCTCTACACCATAATTGGATGCGGTGGCACCTTGAGCTCTGGTGAATATACCACTATTTCCTTTAGCATCCCCACTTACATCAAAGTAACCTCCGTATTTTTGTGTGCTCGATGTATTACCTGCACCATTAACGGTAAGAGACACACCATATTGTGTATCACCACCTAATGGTTTTGCCGAAGAGTTTGTTCCTTGTAATACATAACCAAATTTATTTACAATTCCCGTTACATTACCATAGTAAGCTGTGTTTAAATTTGTCCCGTCAGAAACTTGATTATAATTACCATAATTATCTTTACCTCCGTTGGCTAATAAAGTGTAGTGACCATATTTAATATCCGGTCCAGCACTCACAACGTTTGTTCTTGATCCCCATTGAGTTGATCCTGACTGACTTGAAGCATTTATAATATCAACACCAATATTTTCTCCTATAGCATCTGAAACGTCAGTAGAGTATCCAATTGCACTATTAACCGCTCCTGTTACTAATGTTTGAACTCCAAATAGATCATTTGTATTTATACCGTCACCTGAATTAGTAACAGATATTACTCTTTTAATCAATGTTGTTGGGTTACTAATAATGTTTAACGAAGGTGCTGGAGCTGAGGTTGAGTCTAATATATCAGTTCTACCTGTAACACTTAAAATAGTATTTATATCATCAAAAGTTAAATTTGGTTCTGAATCTGCAGAATTTGATGTTCCGTTTGCCGTTAATATGTTATTATTTGTTGTTGGTGAAATTGATGAAAATCCTGTTCCACTTGTTCCGTCAGTTCCACTAGTTCCATTTGTTCCCGATGTTCCGTCAGTGCCTGAACTACCACTAGTTCCATTAGTCCCTGAAGTTCCATTGGTTCCAGATGTTCCATTAGTGCCGGATGTGCCGTTTGTCCCTGAAGAACCGCTAGTCCCGTTTGTTCCTGAAGAACCGCTAGTTCCATTTGTTCCTGAAGAACCGCTAGTTCCCGATGTTCCATCGGCACCACTTGTTCTGTAATATGTGTTTCCACTTGTATCGACAACTAAAAATCTTGTCAATCCTGAATTAACTGTAAGACCTGTAATTGTTAAATCTGTCGTTGTTGTTCTACCTGAACCATTAACTAACATTCTATCAACACCAGCACCATCTTGAATTTCAAATACATGATCAGCGTCAGAAGCACTACCTCTTTTAATTGAAACAGCACCTAATGTTGAATTAGTTGTGATTTCAGGTTGAGATGAGTTGTTGTATGCCTGTTGTAAGTTTGTTGTCGATACACCTCCCGCAGCCCCAATAGTTTCACCAAATTTGGATGCGAAGAAAAATCTTGCCTTTGCAGGATCCGTTAAATCAGTTGCGGTCGATGTAACCGTTAAAACCCCAATAAGAACGGCATTGTTAACAAAATTAGGAAAAGGTGTGAACGTTTCATTCTGTAGTGATGCAACCGCTTCAGCAAATGTTGTATAAACATTTTGACCGTATTGAATTCTAAACGAACCATTTTGTAATAAAAAAATTCTTTGGTTTGTTGTTTTAGTTCCTGTTATTGGTGTTTTAACTCCACCAACATCATAGTTAAGTGGATCAATATCAGTAACGTTTGTTATTGTTCCACCTGTTTGAGTTCTATATTGGAATGTGCAAGGACTAGTTCCTGATATTGATAATGAATTTGGTTCTAATGTATCCAACACAAAATTAATACCCAAACCATATATAAAACCCGCACTTGTATTAATTTTTAAATTAGCCCCATTAGGTGAAGGATATACTCCACCATTAATTAAATTAATCGGAACAAACATATCACGAAGTTGTGATATTGGAGATTGGACAAAATCAGGTTGTGAAAAAACTAAATTAATTGTTGTTTTTTCAGGGTGTCCAATTTTACCTAAAAATATATTTAATCTTCTTTGTGATTCGGTAAGAGGTGTTGGTTGTTGACCAATCGTTCCACCACTTGTTAAATAAACAAAGGTTTCAAAATCTGTGGTTACATAATTATCGGTAAACGTTCCACCACTAAAATCTATATAATAAAGTTGGGGACTTAAAGGGTTAGTTGTATCATCAACTATCCATCCTCTAACAGGTGCAACATTAAATGTTGTATTTGATGCTTTTGTTAGTCCCGTAAATTCAAAAACACCTGTTGAAGAATTTACTGTTGAGATGTTATATCCTAATGCAACCCATTCAGTTCCGTTACTTGATAATTGTATTGAGTTTGTTTCACCTAAAATAACAAATGGTTTTCCGTCAATAGTTTCACTTCCAAACGGATCTACGGTTACAGCACCTCCACCATTATTTTTAATAACCAATAATCTTCCTTTAATACCAACAGCACTTGGTAATGAAACTGTAAACGTTCCTCCTGAAACATCTATCAGGTAATCATTTGTAGTCGCCGTATAACTACTATTGATTGTTATTTGTGGAAATGTAATTTTAGAAGTTGATGTAATACCACTGGTGTATGTAAGACCTGTAACTGTTAATTGTAATCCATCATATGTTAAACCTGATTGGGCAATTGCCCCATTTGGAGTGCCGTCAGAAGTTAATACTCTTGTTAATGCAGGATCTTGAACTGTGTTAAATCCTGTCCCACTTGTTCCTGATGTTCCGTCAGTTCCATTTGTACCAGAAGATCCGCTAGTTCCACTTGTCCCATCGGTTCCGTTTGTTCCTGATGTTCCGTCAGTTCCATTGGTTCCGTTAGTGCCAGATGTTCCATTAGTCCCTGAAGAACCGCTAGTACCATCGGTTCCTGATGACCCGCTTGTGCCTGATGTTCCATTAGTCCCGTTTGTCCCACTAGTTCCATTAGTTCCTGAAGTTCCATCGGTCCCATTAGTTCCATTAGTTCCTGACGTTCCGTTAGTCCCACTTGTACCATTTGTTCCGCTAGATCCTGATGTTCCGTCAGTTCCGCTTGTTCCCGATGTTCCGTCAGTTCCATTAGTTCCTGAAGAACCATCGGTTCCATTAGTACCAGAAGTTCCGTCAGTTCCATTTGTTCCTGAACTACCGCTAGTCCCGTTTGTCCCTGATGTTCCATCGGTTCCATTAGTACCGGAAGTTCCGTCAGTTCCATTTGTACCATTTGTTCCTGAACTACCGCTAGTTCCATTAGTTCCGCTAGACCCACTTGAACCATCGGTTCCATTTGTCCCTGAAGATCCGCTAGACCCACTTGAACCATCAGTCCCATTAGTCCCACTAGACCCGTTAGTTCCTGAAGTCCCATTTGTTCCACTTGAACCATCGGCCCCATTTGTTCCTGAAGAACCACTAGTTCCGTCAGTTCCATTTGTTCCTGAAGACCCTGATGTCCCGTTAGTCCCACTTGTTCCATCTGTTCCATTTGTGCCTGACGATCCACTTGAACCATTAGTTCCTGAAGTCCCATTCGTTCCGCTTATACCATCAGTTCCTGAAGTCCCATTTAGACCACTAGTACCATCTGTTCCATTAGTTCCTGAAGTCCCGTTAGTTCCCGAAGTTCCGTCTGTGCCATTTGTTCCTGAAGAACCTGATGATCCACTTGTTCCGTTTGTTCCTGAAGTTCCATTAGTTCCGCTTGTCCCATCACTTCCATTCGTTCCGGATGTCCCATTAGTTCCGCTTGTCCCTGACGTTCCAACACAAATTCCATTATTTGTTATTATACCACCATTATTCATAGTTACAGAACCACTAATAAAACAATCACTGTATGAGGTTCCAGATGCAACATTACCTGTTTGTAGAACTCCATCACATGTTGTTCCTGTAAATTGTGAGTCGGTCGGTCCTGGTGCTGATAAAGTATAATTTATACATGTTAAACCATCTGTTCCAGAAGTTCCGCTACTTCCTGAAGTTCCATTTGTACCGCTAGACCCTGACGTGCCATTTGTTCCACTTGATCCGTCAGTTCCTGATGTCCCATTAGTCCCTGAAGAACCGCTAGTACCATCGGTTCCTGATGACCCGCTTGTGCCCGATGATCCCGATGTTCCATTTGTTCCACTAGTCCCGTTAATTCCTGATGTCCCATTAGTCCCTGAAGTTCCATTAGTTCCCGAACTTCCACTTGAACCTGAACTTCCACTTGAACCTGAAGTTCCTGAAGATCCGCTAATACCAGATGTCCCATTAGTTCCGTTTGTTCCTGACGTTCCATTTGTTCCACTTGATCCGTTTGTTCCCGAACTTCCGTTAGTTCCTGATGTTCCATTAGTTCCACTAGAACCATCCGTTCCTGAAGTTCCATTCGTTCCACTTGTTCCGTTTGTTCCTGAAGTTCCTGCAGGACCTGTAGAACCACTTAATAATGATTGTAGATCACTCAAAGGAGCATAATAAGATGATCCTTGAGGGCTCTGTGTTGTGTCTCCCGTAACTACTACGTGAAATATATCATTTAAAGTTACGGCTGAAACTTTTTGACGGTCTGTTAATCTATTATATATTGGCATCTTTCTTTAAATATTTCTGTTATATGAAATAATATTCATTAACATCTATAAATATAAACTCAAAGAGATTTCAATCTATTTATAATAGATGTCAAACAAAAAATTAAATAACTTAAAGTTAAGACTTCTAATAAAGGAGTTAAATCTATTAGAATCAGAAGAAGAATATGTTGATGAGTTTAATTCTCATTACAGACCATTATTCATGAAAGAAATTCACGATCTTGGTGAAGAAATACCAATTCAAACAGGGGACACAAAAAACGAAAATAAAAAAGTTGATAAAAAATACGAAGTTTCTGACGAAGAATTATTAAAAATAAAAAGTGTTTTTAGAAGTATTGCAAAATTTTGTCATCCCGATAAAACTACAGATGTTTATTTAGTTACTACGTATACTGAGGCTCAAAGGGCTTATGACAAAAATGATCTATTGACTTTATATAAAATAGCCCAAAAATTATCTATAGAGGTAGATTTAGATGAAACAAATATTTTTCTTTTAGAAAAAATTGTGAACGAAAAAAAACAAGAACTTAGAATTATGGAAACTTCTTTTTTATGGTTATGGGTTAATGCAAAAACAGATGAAGAAAAAAATCAAATTATTTTACAATTTGTAAATCAACATATAAAAAAATAAAAAATGAAAAATTTAAAAATTGGAATCACGTTAGCACTCAAAAGTTACTCTGAGTCAATATGGACAAATGGTATGAAACAGAATGTTTTAATGTTGTCGCATCTTTTAAAAAACTCAACAAACAATTATGAAGTTTGTATTTTAAATAGTGTTAAAGTTGAAGGTGATAATTTAAAAAAGGCAAAATATTTAGAAGATCTTGACATATATTTCTTTGACGACAAATATATGGAGATGGATCTTATTATTATGATGGGAGCACAAATTCACGAATCAAAAATATTAAAATTTAAAGAAGATCCTAATAAAAGATATGTGGCATACAAATGTGGTAATAACTACATTTTGAATACTGAAAAAGTTTTATTTGGTGAAAATCAAAAAAATTATATTGAATATGAAACAACTTTTGATGAGGTTTGGTATATTCCACAACAACACGAAACAAACTTTGGTTTTTTCAAAACGGTGTATAGAACTGATGCGATAATGGTTCCTTTTATTTGGCACCACAAATTTTTATTGGAAAGTGTAAAAGAAATTGAAAGATCTCACTTAGAAGGAAAATACAAAAAAGGATATAAATACGTTCCTAATAAAGAAAGAAAGACTATTGGTATTATGGAACCAAATATTAATATAGTTAAATATGCACTTATACCATCTTTGGTGGTTGAGGAATGTTATAGAGGTGAAATTGGTAAAGAAAAAATAAATAGTTTGATGATTACAAACGCTGAAAAATTAAAAACTAATCATGAGTTTATGGCAATTGTAAAAACTTTTGATTTATATAAAGACAAAAGAGTTTCGGGCGAAGCAAGATATCAAACTGCATTTATTCTAACTCAACATTTGGATGTTCTTGTTTGTCATCAAGTTTTAAATCCGTTGAATTATTTATATATGGATGCTGCGTTTTTAGGTTATCCTGTTTTACATAACGCACCTTTGTGTAAAGATCTTGGTTATTATTATGAAGGATCTGACACAGTTGGTGGTGCAAAACAATTGGATTACATATTATCAGAACACGATAATAATTTGATTGAATATCATGAAAGAAATGATAAAGTTCTTCAAAGATACCATGCAGACAATGAAGTCTTGGTTGAAACCTATGACAAACTTATTTACAATTTATTTAATGGTGGGAATAAAGATTTAATTTATAATCCCGAAACAAATTTATTTGACAATCTATAATACAAAAAAAGAGTCCCGAAGGACTCTTTTTTTTTGTTCAAACAATTATTAGAAATTACATAATATTTCCTAAAACTTGTAGTTTTGAACCGTTTTTAGGTGCCGAATTAAATTCAATTGCAACGGTCATTCCTGTTTGTGCTCCTGAACCAGCAACTTCTAAATAATCCTCATTACTTCCTTCAAACTGTAATATACCATTTAAATAAACGGCTGCAGTTCCAGGCTCAACTGGAGTCATTAAGTTGAAAGTATCCGCAGATCCATCAGGTTGTGAACCTACAACTGCTTTACCATAATCGGCAGCAGCAACAATATCAGAAATTGCAGTTGCTAATGAAGCGTCAGCAGATTCTCTGCTTGATTTTTCAGCCAAATCTGCATTTTCTAATGTTTCAACAGCTGCAGATAAAGACGAAGCCAATGACTCATCACCTGAAATTCTTGAAGACTCTTCAGTAGAAATTTGAGTATTGATTTTATCGTTCAAGTTAGTAAACAATGAATTATCCGCAGATACTCTTTCAGAAGTTTCAACAGTGATTTTATCATTCAAGTTAACAAACAATGAATTATCTGCAGATTCTCTTGCAGACTCTTCGTTTGCAATTGCAGTGTTGATAGATGTTTCAGCAGTGTTTAATGCACTTTCTAATGAAGCGTCAGCAGAAGTTCTTAAAGATGCTTCATTTGCGATATCATCATTCAACATACTAACTTCAGAATCTAATTTAGTATTTAAAGAATTATCACCAGAAACTCTTGAAGATGCTTCGTTTGTGATTGCAGTATTGATTGATGTCTCAGCAGTTGCCAATGCAGTTTCCAATGAGTCATCACCAGCAATTCTTGCAGATTCTTCGGCAGAAACTTCAGCATTTAAGTAAGTAACAATAGATGCATCAGCAGTAGATCTTGTAACTTCTTCAGTTGATAATCTGTTTTCTAATGATTGGTCAGCAGAAGCGTTGTTAGAAATAGTTGCAACGATAGATGCGTCAGCAGAAGCTCTTACAGATTCTTCAGTTGATACTCTTGTAGTCAATGATGCATCACCTGCGATTCTTGCAGATTCTTCAGTAGAAACTTCAGCATCTAAATAAGTAACGATAGATGCGTCAGCAGCCGCTCTTGCAGATTCTTCAGTAGATACTCTTGTGTTGATAGAGGCGTCAGCATTTGATCTCGCAGTTGCTTCAGCATTGATCGCGTCTTGTAGACTAGCATCAGCAGCGTCAACATAAGTAACGATAGAAGCGTCTGCAGATTCTCTAGCCGCTTTTTCGATAGAATCTTCTGAACTAAAAGTGTTGTATAATTCTGTGTCAGCAGATTGTCTTGCAGTGATTTCAGAATTTAAACTTGTAACGATAGATGCATCAGCAGTAGATCTTGTTACTTCTTCAGTCGATACTCTAGCGTCGATAGATGCGTTAGCACCTGATACTTCAGCATCAACATAAGCCTCTAACGATACGTCAGCAGAAACTCTTAATGAAGCTTCAGTAGAAACAGCAGCAGTTCTATCAACGATTTCAGTTGATAAGTTAGCCGCGATTGATGCGTCACTAGCGATTCTTGCAGACTCTTCAGCAGAAACTTCAGCATCCAAGTAAGTAACGATAGAGTTGTCAGCAGAAACTCTTAAAGATGCTTCATTAGACACTGCGTTAGTTCTATCAACGATTTCAGTTGATAAATTAGCGGCAACTGAATTATCACCTGCAATTCTTGCAGATTCTTCAGAAGACATTTCAGCATTTAAGTAAGTAACGATAGATGCATCGGCAGTAGATCTTGTAACTTCTTCAGTTGATAATCTGTTTTCCAATGATTGGTCAGCAGAAGCGTTGTTAGAGATAGTTGCAACGATAGATGCGTCAGCAGATGCTCTTACAGAAGCCTCATCAGCGATTTCAGCATCTAAATAAGTAACGATAGACGCATCAGCGGTAGATCTTGTAACTTCTTCAGTTGATACTCTTGTAGTCAATGATGCATCACCTGCGATTCTTGAAGATTCTTCAGAAGATACTGCATTAGTTCTGTCAACGATTTCAGTTGATAAATTAGCCGCGATTGATGCATCACCAGCAACTCTTGATGAAGCCTCTGAAGATACAGCATTTGTTCTATCAACAACTTCAGTTGATAAGTTAGCCGCGATTGATGCGTCAGCTGCGATTCTTGCAGATTCTTCAATTGACATTTCAGCGTCTAAGTAAGTAACGATAGAGTTGTCAGCCGCCAATCTTGTAGAAGCCTCTGAAGACACTGCATTTGTTCTATCAACAACTTCAGTTGATAAGTTAGCTGCAACTGAATTATCACCAGCAATTCTTGAAGACTGCTCAGATGCTAAATCAACAGTCAAATCACTTAATTCTGCAGATACGTTGGATGCACCATAAGCGATGTCAGAAGCAACGATACCAATTGGAGTTGTGATTGATGGACTTGATAAGATTAAGTCCGATTGTAAGTCTAAAACTATTTTAGTAGTAGCCATAAAAAAAAATTATTTTTTATACTTTAAATGTTCTTTCACACCATAAAATTCAACTCAAATTTTATGTTTTGATGACGCATACAAATTGAGACCTGAACAACCTCGAGTGGATTGTTCACTTAATACGTTTATAAATTTAAATAAAAGGATAAATAAGAATATTAATAATCGTCTAGATAAGACTTTGATCTACATATAAATATTTCATAAATTTGAAAAAGTCTAACTTTTTACAAATTATATAATAAATTTTTTAAATTCTTAATAGAATTTGTATATAAAAGAGGTTCACAAGAACCGCTCTCATTCAAATAGTTATTAACTTCTTGTTGTAATTCTTCTGTTTTTTCAAACACAAAAATCGCTTTATTTCTTTGTTTTTCAACAATCATTTTAAACCCCTTCAATTTCAAATAAGCTCCCAAATATAGGTCACTCGTTGTATATTTTTCTTCTTGTTCCATTTCTTGTTTTTTATTCTTTTTATAAATATGTTATTTTTTCCCTTTGTTTAAGTATTTTTTACTTTTTTTTAATTAAATCTGTATGAACATAATATTATACTACCAATCGGTGGTGCAATATTAAATGTTATTATTCTACCCGTAAGATCGTAGTCAAACATGAGACCTTCGTCTTGTAATAAACCATTCAAATACAGGTGGTCACTACCCTCAATTGGTGTGATAGACAATTCAAATATTCTATTCACTCCATCAACTACACCCATTGGAGTTTCATTATCAACAAAGTTAATTTCAGAGTATGTTCTATATGACGCTAATAATCTACTATTTGCAAATGGTGCAACATTGAACTCTATTGTTCTTCCAACAATCGTGTAATCAGCGTCAAGACCTTCTTTTTGTAAAAGTCCATTATAATATATGTCCTGAGAATTATATTCAGGTGTATATCGTAATGTGAATATTTTATTTACACCATCAACAGGATATAAAACTTCTTTATCAACGAAATTTGGATCCCCACACTGAGTTGTGCAATCGGATTTTAAAACTAAATCAGAATCAGTAATTCCTGTGTAATACCAATATTCAACAATACCTTCGGATGCTGAAACATAACGTCCACCTGAAAATGTGGTATTACCAGACAATACACCGACAGTTAAACCAACTACTCTAAACGCTAAATCAATCGAAAGGTTCGCCTCGGTGGTCGAGGTATAAGGTCCAAACCTGTTATCTAAGATCTTGGGTGCTAGCGGATTTAAATTATCATTAATTAATATTGCCATGTCTTAAAATAATCCGTTACCCAAAGTTATTGTGTTTAGTGTTGTTTTATAATTTCCTAAATAAATATAAAAATTTGCGTTTGACCAAAAACCTAATTCACTACTAACAAGACCATTTACACCCGTATCAAATAAACTTGAATTAGACATTAAACCTTTATTGTCAGCCGCCACATACCATTGAGTTTTTAATCCATAAGATGCCAAATGAGCAAACCATAAAAATTCTGTTGATGCGTTAAACGTTATTTGAAGATTTCCTGAAGCGCTAGATAAAACTTTATTTGCCGTTCCATTTAATATTGATTGACTTACAGATTCAATCGTTGGTTCAACACTCATTTTACCATAATAATACGGGAATATACCTGTTATAGTTTTTAATGATGAATCAAAAGATGTTGAGCTTGCCTGAGGTGCATTAGTTGATCTAATTTGTGCGGGTCTTGTATCACTAACTCCCTTGTTTGTATTTTTTGGTAAACCACTATTGTAGTTACCTCTTGCTTTATATGTTGTTGATGAACTGGTCACTCCTGTTGGTATCACATAACTTTCATTATAAGTTAATGTAAAATTATAATTCGGATTGTTTGGATCACTATATCCATATTGACTTGGTAAACTTGTTGTAACTGCCGATAATGGTGAAGTGGTTGAGGTCAGTGACGTTGATCCGTTTCTTATTATTTCTAAATATGTGAAATTTCCTGCGGTATTTTTGGTTGCCGTTGCCGTTAAAGTATTATTATATGTTGAACCAACTTCTATTGTTGCGTTATTATTACTAATTGAAATTGTTGGTATTGTATATGTTGGTTGTTGAGTTGGAAAAAGCATGTCGTCAAAAATTGACACAATTGTTTTTCCTGATAAATTTGAAACTGATGTTCCTGCCGTAAGACCTCCGATTGTGGATGCCATTTCTAATGAAGGGTCTAAAAGGGTATTGTATGTTGTATATAAAAAACCTGAATCAACACCTAATCCTGTATTTGCCGAAACACTAACTGACTGCGAAAATCCAGTAATTTCAACACTTGTTCCGTAATTACTTATTAATTCTAAAGTCGAATCTTCTTGGTTATATGTTCCTCCTGTAATGTAGGTGTCAGTGATACCTGTAATCGTAATTGTATCACCCGAACTTGTTGTAAGAGTTAAAGTTTGAGTTGAGTAATCTACAGTTCCTCCTGTAATATTGTTTGTTGTGATTGCTGATTGAGGAATTGTGTATAAGAAAATTTCTTCCCAATCACTAATATCAAAAGACCAAATAACATCTTTTAGTTTAAAATACCGTGTTCCCCCTTCTATACCTACGATCATTCCAGATCTTCTACGATCGTAAGAAATCCCACTAAGATCTTCTACAGTCCCAACGTTTCTAATTCCATCAATCCCATATAAAGGATCAATAACTGCATACGTATCTCTTGTATCCATCGGGGAGATGAAACCCATGATTCCAACCCCACCGACACTACTAAAATCGGCCATTTAATTTAGTTTTAATTCATAAAATATTATACACATAACCACAAGTCAACCTCAGCGTGAGTAGAGACATAGGTTCTATATACTTTATAAATAGTGGAGTTGCCAAAAATGTCAGGGATAGTTACGTCAGGTTTTGAAATAATTGGAACAACAAACCCAGCACATCCTTCAGAACTATTTCTCATAAGTGATGGTTGGTTCATATATGATGGAATTAACAAGTATCCATAGCCACTACCAGTGACTATTGGAATATGAATATCTGTTGAATTAAATGACTGAATGTTATTTAATTGTGTTTCTTGACCTGCTGTAAAGTCAGGTGTTTGTAATTTACCAAAGTATAACGTAGGTGCGTTAGATGCTGATGACGTAGGTGTAGGTGTGTTAGTCTGAGTTGGTGTTGGTGTATATGTAGGTGTATTGGTAGGTGTTGGTGTATTGGTAGGTGTTTCTGTTTGTGTCGGTGTCGGTGTATTAGTTTGTGTTGGCGTTGGTGTATTAGTTTCTGTAGGAGTCGGTGTTGGTGTATTAGTTTCTGTAGGCGTATTAGTTTGAGTTGGTGTAGGTGTGTAAGTTGGTGTTTGAGTAGTAGTATTTGTCGGTGTTTGCGTTGGTATAGAAGTATTTGTTAGCGTTTGAGTTGGTGTAGGTGTATAAGTTGGGGTTACAGTTGGCGTAGACGTATATGTAGGAGTTATAGTTGGTGTGAGACCTACACTTGCCGTTGGTGTAGGTGTTTGAGTTGGTGTAGGTGTTGGTGTAGGTGTAACATCTGTTATAATAACAACATCATAGTTTACACTTCCTGTATATCCTGAAACTTCTGTTGAAGTTATAAATACCTCACCAGTCAACATACTATAATCGTCATTAATAATTGTTTCACTATATCCTGTGGTAGAACCAGATGAGACAACCGTTGATTTTGGTATTACCATTCTAGTTCCATTATTCATTCCTAAAACACAATTGTAATCCACACAACTATCGCAGTCTAAGGTAATGTTATAGTTGACTAATGATTGAATTACTATTGATCCAGGAACTACATTAACATGGATTGTAACAATTAAATCGGATGGTGAAGGACTTGGAGTTATAGTTGGCGTGGTTGTTGGCGTTAAAGTAGTTGTTGGTGTATATGTTGGCGTTAAAGTAGGTGTTGGTGTAAATGTTTTGGTTGGAGTTAAAGTAGGTGTTGGTGTTTTAGTAGGTGTTGGTAAAGGTGTGGACGATAAACATGGATTAAATGTTGGTGTAGGTGTTGGCGTAGGTGTCGGAGTCGATGTAGGTGTTTTTGTTGGGGTTATAGTTGGTGTCGGTGTCGGTGTTGGTCTAGGAACATTTAAAAAATAAGGACAAGATGAATCAATTGGTTTTATGGTATACGTTCCATAAATTTCTCTTACAGGGATTAGTAAGTATGGCTCAAATAAAAATGGTAAAGTTATTTGACCAAAATTTAATACAACATCATCATTATCCGGTTTGAATAAGACTTCTGCCAATTCACCATCATAAAAAACACTTTGGATTACAATACTCTGACTCATTTATTCGTTATTAATTATAGTGTATGTAAAATCATTTGGAAGACAAGATGCCAAGTCACAATTTGGACAATCAGGATCAAACATATAAAATGTGTCTCTTAGTAATTTAAAATTATGTTTTACTTCAGGTGATGATAATGGTTCTGTATAAAATCTAAACTGTGAAATTGCCCCATCAAAAGTTCCTGCAAAGTTTTCTTCTAATAGTATATGTGTTTTAAGTTTGTTTAAGGTGGTCGCACTTAAAATATTTTCAGGGAAACATTCAGGATCTTGATTATAGTCATCACTTTTCAAATGGTAGTTACCACTAAAACTAACTACATTATTAGTATCAGGAACTGTCATTGTTGGTGTGTTATTTTTATCAACAATTATACTTCCTGTTGTATTTGTTAAACCAGTTAAACTCGCATGATTTCCATTACAATCAACATATAATATATCAGTGGTCACACTACCAGCAGAGTAATTCCATATATTACAAAAGTTTAATGTTAGATTTTCGTGAAGACCTTGAGTTCCACCTCCCCATGACATGTTAAAAGGAACCGCAACTTGTTTTTCTTTATCAGTATCTAACGCTCGAGGTATAACTTCTTCAAAGTCTTCTATTGTATAGAATATTCTACCATTTATATAAATCTTCAATCGACCCATTCTAAACTTGGTGTCGTCTAACCATCTTTGATTTAATTGGACAATTTCTATTTGACCTGGAACTTCATAACCATTTGTATATGGTGGACCAATTAAAGACACGGCATTGTTTGCTAAACTTTGAAGGTATTCGACTCTTGTTATATCATCTAAACCTCCGAACCATCTTAAATCACAATAATCCCAATAAGTGTATCTTTCCCAAACCACATTTAGTAAAAACCAATGTTCTACGTCTAACCAATCAGGATTAACTTCTAAACAATATGGATATATTGGTGGAGTGCAAATATCAACTATTGTATAACCAGTCACATAAGTTTGACCTGTAATACATTCTCCTGTTGTAATACAATCACCCGTAATTTTAATTGCTCGAACACCAATACCAGGATTTTGTGGGTCACCACACAATCTAAAAGATATGTTATTAGACAACGCATCAAACTTGGGATCTTTTTCACAAGTATCTTCCACAGATGAAAAAGTTGTTGATGCCGATTTCGGAGGACATCCACAAACATCACAACCACAAGATTGACAAGATGTGCAACATGAAGGAGTTACTGTGCATTGAATTATTTGAGGATAAGTATCACAAGGAACCGTTGGTGACGGAGTTGGTGTGGGTGTTGGTGTTGGGACAATTATGGAATTACACTTATGATCAAAACACATCCAACCGCAAGTCTCACACGGAGATTCATAACATTTACATCCGCAAGTAATTTTTTGATTATCATCACCTTTACATAAATTACAACCATAATTTACATGTGGATCATAAACACCACCTTTTGGTCTTGGTGGATAAACGTATATACATCTACTATTTTTAATTTCGTAATTACAACAAGCACAAGTTTCTTCTTTTGTTAAACCCGAAGTAATTCTAACATAACTTGGTTCACATTTTGGGGAACCATCGGCATAATGATAAAATTTGTTTTCGGCTCTTGCCCCCATATAAAAAAATGTATTCTTATTATTAGGGTAAATTTGATTTAAAGTTGTATAACCCGATGGAGGTGCAAATTCGTCGATGAATCTAGGTTTTAACAGCATTTCAACCGACCAACCTTTATTCATTCTTTCAGGTAATATATCATAGTCATAACCAAACAACTTATAAAACCCCTGATAAAATCCACCATATAATTCAACGTATCTACCAAATATTGGACTTGTCTTTGAAACCATTTGATAATATGTGTAATCAGTTATGCCCGAAAATTTATTATTATCAGGAACGTTTGTCGTTGTTTGAATGAACTTCATTCGTCTGTCATAATATAATCTATCAAATTTTTCTATATCGTTAAATAAACCATTGGTATAATATAAATCATCACCTTTTATTTTTGTAACCAATCCATTATCAATACCTGTCAATCCAATATCACATGTTGAATTTGCACTAAAACAATTTAAGTTTAAATCGTCGGGTTGATAAAAATTTTCAGAAACAATAACGTTGTTTGGATTATAAACGCCATACGCTAAATTCAAGTTTTGTGTTGTTAATGGACTATTAAGATTCAACGAGATTGGAAGTTTTTTTCCATTATCAATTGCAATTAGAAAGGGTGAGAACACAACTTCTTGGTTAAAATCAACCTCATCAGAAGCCAATGACATATCTTGCCCGTCATAAATGACTTGCATTTTTAACTTTTGATAATTATATTGATTTATATTTTGGTAAGCCATTTGTTTTTATAATAAATACCACAGATCAAAGTATTTATTAAGAAAGTTAAATCATGGTTAAACTTAACACAGAATATTTTAACTCTCCTTATTATTTTTATTTAAAAGATAAGGGTGATAAAATTGCAATATATTATTCAGTATCAAACACAATAACCGAATCAAGAGAAAATGATGAGGTGATTGTTGTTGACAAAGAGGTTTTTGAGGATATTCAAAAAATAATTTCAAACATAATTAAATCTGGAAAAAAATTATCAAAAGAATATGTTCATAAACTTTTAGATAAAAAATCTAAATCAAAACAAAAACCTGATGGTGAGATTGGCGAATTGGTTAATCCTGACGGATCTTTAATGGGATCTAGCATTCCAATTTTAAACCAAAGGAATTTGGCAAAGAAAACTATGGACCAAACGGTTCGTATGAGTAGAGCTCAACAATGGCCATTTATTCGTGTTTACTATGGTGAAGGTGAAGAAAGTGAAAAAACAATATCCGAAGTTGATCAATCTGAATCATTTGGTTTTGAGGAAACTGAATTTGCACCAACTTATGATGTTGCAAATAAAATATTGAAAAATAAGTTAGATGTTAAAGATCCATTTGAAAGGAATGAAAGACTTAAAAGATTTGGTTTTGATAGAAAGTTAGATAAAGATTTAAAAAATCAAAAAAAACGAGGTAGATGTAAAAAATGTTTCACAAAAAGAAGACTTTCTGAATTGGAAAAAGAAAAAATGGAAAACATGATTGATGAAATATTGTTATCAAAAAAATCAAAAGACAAAGAAGTTGTTAAAAAAAGAAAAGAAGAAAAAGATGATAATGATGTTATGTCAAAAATATTGATGAGAAATATTGAGGCAATTAAAAGATTGGCAGATAAAGAAAATATAAGCATTGATAAGTTAGTAAAACATTTAAAACAAGGTGAATAGTAATTTATATAATAAAACAATTCCATTACCAAAAGAAATGGTTGAATATCTTCAAACTTGTTTTGACGAGATTCCCAATTCAGATTCTTCGATTGAAGGTCACAAACGAAATGAGGAGTTAAGAAATAGTGGATATGTTACATACCAACAATTAGGTAGAATAAAAAATTGGTTTGATAATTATGAAGGTGATGGAACGGACGCTCCTTTTATTTTAAATGGTGCTGACTATATGAAAAATTGGGCTGAAACTACAATCCAACAATTAAGAAATAACGATTCATTCTCTAAAGAGATGGAATATGAATATATGCCGGACCCAATTGATTCTAAATTGGTTAATGATTTAGGTCCATATGCAGATATGGTTAGACCTTCAGAGGATCATAGCACCTTTACACAAGATGTTAGAATTAGAGAAGATCTAAACAGAATAAACGATTTAATTAAAAAAATAATTTAATTATGCAAACAGAAAGATTAGATTTTAGTCAACCAAATAATGAGTTGACAGCAATTGCAGACTTACAAAGAAAAAGTTTAATAGTTAAAAATGACTATAAAACTGTAAATCCGTATTCAGCAACAAATCCTGATGCGATTGCCGATGGTGATGAATTTGGTAAAGGGACTGGTGTATTTTTAGATACAGTAAACGGAGGATCTTCAATTGATATTATTGAGAGAAAAAATGAAATTAAAATTAACGAATATCAACCTGACAAACCTTATACAACACCTTCAGCATAATGAAACTTTACAACACATTTAATCAACTTATATTGGAAGTAGCATCTAGAGACCAAATTTATAATGCTATTAGAGATAGAAGGGTTTGTGTTATTTATTACGAAGGTGACGAACCAGGTGGTAGAGGATTAAGAGTTATTGAACCCGTCGCCTTTGGTTTAAGTAAAAAAGGTAATGCTGTTTTAAGGGCGTGGGATAGAGAAGGAGCTTCACACAGGGCTTATTTAGGAAAAAAACCATTGCCAAGTTGGAGATTTTTTAGAGTTGACAAAATTAACTTTATAAGACCAACTCAAGAAACATTTGACACACCAAGACCTAACTACAATCCTAATGGTGATAAAAGTATGGAAAGGATGTTTATAAATGCAGTTTTTTAAAAATTAAACATATATGAATTCAGAACAAGATTTAATGCAAAAGTTGATGGTCTCAAAAAAGATCATGGAAAAACATAACGACATTGGTCGAGGTAACGCAAGAAACGTATCATCTAACGATGGTTATTCTTCACCTATGGTAGAAAGTTACGAAGCAATTCCGGCACAATATAATATTCCACAAGAATTTTTGCAAGAAACCCAAAGACCTGTTACTCAATCTAACTCAAACGCGCCAATTGGAGATAGAATCGCTAATTCAAAACTTCCTGACGAAATTAAAAGATTAATGATGGAGCACCCAATTCAACAACCAACTATGGGTATGGCTTCAGGAGCGGTATTAAGTGATGAATTAGTTGAGAAGGCGTCAAGATTGATGAACAAAAAATCTAATCAACAACCAATTAGTGAAAATAAAAGACAACAAATACCAGCACAACAAACACAAAGTTCTTTAAGTGCTGATGATATAAGAAGTATAGTTAGAGAAACTATGGAAGAAGTTTTACACGAAAATGGATTGTTAGTTGAGTCAGAATCAAAAAGTAACGAAATGTTCAAATTTAGAGTAGGACAACATTTATTTGAGGGTAAAGTTGTTAAGATTAAAAAAATCGCCAAATAATTTTTAGTTTATGAATTTTTAAAACCCATCTATTAAGGTGGGTTTTTTTATTGATTATAGTTATATTTTTGATTATATTTTATCTAAAATAAAAATACATGTCAAAAATTAATGTTTTAGTTTTACCTAGCGATACGTCAGGCGTAGGTAGATTCAGAAGTGTGGATCCACACATCAAGCTCCAAAATTTATATCCAAATGATTTTCATGTTGATATTGAATATCAACCAAGAATTAATGATTTAAACTTTTGGAAAAAATATCAAATTGTTCATTTTCATAGAAGCGTAGGACCAATTGAAAATTGTCCGATGTTAATCAAAAGTCTTCAAAGTTTGGGTATTATTGTAATTGCCGATATTGACGATTATTGGTTACCAACAAAAGAACACCCTATTCATCAGTTGATTATTGAAAATAAAATTCACACAAAAATTGTTGAGAACCTTAAGGCTGCGGATTATGTAACAACAACAACCGAATTGTTCGCCAACGAGATTAGAAAGTTCAATAAAAATGTTTTGGTATTACCAAACGCAATTGACCCTAATGAACCACAGTTCAATGAACCAACATTACCTTCTGATAAAATTAGAGTTGGGTGGTTAGGAGGATCATCACATTTATATGATTTGAAATTGTTAGATGGTATGGTTTCTAAATTATCACCAATTCAAGATAAATTACAATACTACGTTTGTGGGTTTGATACTCGTGGAACTGTTACTGAAATTAATAAAGAAACAGGACAACAAACACAAAGACCAATTAAACCACAAGAAACGGTTTGGGTTAGATATGAGGAAATTTTTACAAACAATTATAAAATTATCACACCTGAATATAAGTTGTTTTTAGACAAATTTGAGGAAGGTGAATACCCCGCAATTGAAAATGAAAATTATGTTCGTGTATGGACAAGACCTGTCGATAGTTACGCAAGAAATTATTCTAAATTTGACATTTCATTAGCACCAATTAAAAACCACATTTTTAATAGAATGAAATCTCAATTAAAAGTAATTGAGGCAGGATTTTATAAGAAGGCACTTATTGCATCAAACGTAGGTCCTTACACCATAGATTTGAAAAGTGCTGTTAAAAATGGTCAATTTACAGATGGAAACGCTCTTCTTGTTGATGAGGTTAAAAATCATAGTGATTGGGCAAAACACGTTAAAAAGTTAGTTGACAATCCAAATATGATTACCGATCTTGGTGAAAGACTTTATGAAACGGTAAAAGACAGATATGATCTTAATGTCGTTACAAAAACAAGAGCAGAATTTTACAAATCTTTAATTAAATAAAAAATGATTAATATACCACTTACAAAAATTTTATTTTTAGACATTGAAACTGTTGGGGGATGTGCTGACTATCAATCATGTATTAAAACTAACCCAAGAGTTGCCGAACAATTTGACAAATATTTTGATTGGTTTTTAAAAAGATTTCCCGAAGATAAAGAGTGGGGTGAAGATAGAACAACTGAAGAACATATGGACATAGTGTTTAGAAAAAGAGCAGCACTTGTTCCTGAGTTTGCCAAGATTGTTTGTGTATCCATGGCATTTGTTTTAGACAACGGACAAACAAAAATGCAAACATTCTCGGGTGATGATGAAACCAAATTACTAACAGAGGTTAGAGATCTTTTAAACAGATGTCACAAATTAGATTTTTATCTGTGTGGTCATAATCTAAAAAACTTTGACATCCCGATGTTGGCAAAAAGAATGATTATTAATGGTATTATGCCATCTAAACTTTTACCGTCATACGATACAAAACCTTGGGAAGTTAAAGCAATTGACACAAAAGAAATTTGGCAATACGGTGCATATACTGCAATTGGTTCTTTAGATTTGATGTGTGCATGTTTGGATATTCCAACACCAAAAGATGGTGAAGTAAATGGTGGAATGGTTCACGAAGCGTATTGGAGTCACAACAGATTAAAAGAAATATCTGACTATTGTGAAAGAGATGTTGAGGTTTTGATTGATGCAATAATGAAATTAAAAAGTTTAAAGTAATGAGTAATTTTAATAATGTTTCTGAAGAAGAAATACAAGACATGTTAAAATTTTTGGATTCATTAGATGATGAAAATAATGATGTTGATTATAATGCCATTATGGAAACATTAGGGTTAGATATACCTGAATTAGAAAAAGAGATTCAAGAATATATACCAACTATTGATCTTTCATATAAGAAAACAAAAGAAAATGCAATAGACCCAAAATACGCATATATTAGTGATTCAGGGTTTGATTTATATTCAACTGAAGACGTATGGATACATTCCCTTGATAGACAATTAGTATCAACAGGATTACATTTTGATATTCCAGAAGGTTATGAAATTCAAGTAAGATCAAAAAGTGGTTTGGCGTTAAAACAAGGTCTTATGGTGTTAAACTCACCTGGTACGGTAGATCAAGGTTATTTAGGTGAAATACAAATTATTTTATTTAACACCACAAGAGAAAAAGTAAAAATAGAAAAAGGTCAAAAAATCGCACAAGCAGTTCTTTGTCCTGTAGTTTCAGGAAAGTGGGTCAAATTAATAGAAAAAAATGATTTGGGAAATAAAGATAGAAACGATAACGGGTTTGGGTCGACAGGGATATAAAAAAATAAAATAAGATTAATAATAAAAGTATGACAGAAAAAAATAATTTAGTCGAAGTAATGAGATTTAAAGGTAGTATATACGAAAATGGACTACGTAAATTATGTAATGACGTTAGAGAAATAATAGGAGATTCCCCAACTATTGTTGAGTTGGGTTCTTACATGGGTGAGAGTAGTTTAATTTTTGCTGAAGAATTTCCTAATGGAAAAATATATTGTGTTGATAGTTGGGAAGGAGGATTTGACAACGCAGATAGCTGTAGTGGTGATGATTATAATTTGGTTGAAAATCAATTTGATTTACGAATGAATTTGGTTAATAATATAACTAAAATAAAAGGTTTATCCACCAGTGTGGGTTTTGAATGTGATATGGTATATATTGATGCATGTCATAAATATGAATGTGTAAAAAACGATATTATTCATTGGCTTCCTTTTGTAACAAAAATAATGTCTGGTCATGATTATTACGAGGATATTAATTTTTGTAATCAACATCCACACATAAAAGGTGTAAAAATTGCTATAGAAGAAATGTTAGGGTTTCCAGATAAAAAATACGATGATGGTTCTTGGTTAATAATAAAAAAATGAAAATAGGAATTTGTTTAATAATAAAAGATGAAAATGAGTATGTTGACGAATGGTTATCATATTATAGAAAATTAGGAGTTGATAAATTTTTTATATATGACAATAACAGCTCAATCCCAATTAATATAGAATCTGAAGATGTTGATGTTATTTTGTGGAATAATGAAAAATTTGGGTCTCAAAATCAGGCTTACTTAGATTGTTGTAAAAAAAATGAAGAGTTTGATTATATAGGGTTTTTTGACACTGACGAGTTTTATATGTCAAACACTATGAATATAAAAGAGGATTTAAATGATATGACCAATAAATTTGGTGATTTTAGTGGGTTTGGGATATATTGGAGGATGTATGGTAATCCAGAACCATATTTTTTAGAAAGAAAATCAATAGATGAATACATTTACTATTATAATAATGATCACATTAAAAGTTTTATAGACCCGAAAACAATAAATCATTTTCCTGATCCCCATTTTCCACACATAAATGGAAGATATATTGACGAGTTGGGTCGAAATGTTATATCACCAATTGGTCATCATACTAGTGAAACAATATGGATAAAACATATATGGTCAAGAAGTTTAAGTGAATTCGAATCAAAGACAAAAAGAGGTGATGTAAATAGAGTTGCAAGAATTATTACTATGGATGATTTTTATCGACATAACGACCAATGTGTAAAATCTAATTAAATATGATAACAATAATATACTCAACACATAAGGATAAAAATTATAATGACAAGTTTAAAAACCACATATTAAACACAGTCGGCATTAAAGACGTTCAAATATTAGAATTTATTAACCACAATCAATATTCACTGGCACAAGTGTATAATAGTGGTATTACAGAATCAATTTACGACATTGTTGTTTGTTGTCATAACGATATAAAATTAGAAAAAAATTGGGGTAAAAAACTTTTAGAAGATTTTTCTAATAATCCCGAGTTTGGTGTAATTGGGAAGGCAGGTTCTTGTTACTTTCCTTCTTCAGGTGTGTATTGGGAAAAGTTGCATCAAACAATGGTTGGTCAAGTTTATCACCACCCTGAAGGTCAAAAAAAATGGATTAATAGATATTCAGTTAAATTACCCTATTTAATTCCTGTTGTAACAATTGATGGATTATTTATCTCTTTTGATAAAACAAAAATCAAACATTATTTTGATGAAACAATTGGTAAGTTCCACTTTTACGATCATGGATTTTGTGTGCCAAATTATTTAGATGGTGTTAAATTAGGGATTACCTCTTCTTTTGAAATAACTCATGAATCTATTGGTAAACCAAATGACGAATTTTGGGAAAGCAAAGATAAGTTTGTTCAAAAGTGGGGATCTAAATTACCCTTGGATTTAAAACCAAATTCAGTTTATGCCCCCAAAATTAAAACAAAAGAATTTAAAAAATTTAAAAAAGTTGCAATTATAATACCAACAAAAGGTAAAGTTGATATGTTGTTAGAATGTATTAAATCATTCGAGGACCATTGTGATACAAAAAAATTTACAATTTTTATCGCAGACACCGGATCTACCAAAGATGAAATTGACCGTATTAAAGATAAAATATTATCCACAAATAATATTAAATTAATTGAATATGATTATTATAACTTTGCAAAAATTAATAATGATGTGGTTAAAAATCATGTTGGGGATGATTATGAATTTATCTTATTTTCAAATAATGACATAAAAATTTTAAATGACGTTATTACAGGCATGTTGAGTGTTTTTGAAAAAAATAAAAACGCAGGAACTGTTGGTGCAAGATTACATTTTGAAGATAACACAATACAACATAATGGGGTTTTTATTTCAAAAAATACAAAAAGAGGTGACATTATAGGGGTTAGTCATTTAAATCTAACAAATTATTACAATTATTATAGCGGGGTTAAAGAAATATTTGGAAATACTGGCGGTTTATTAATGATTAGAAAAAATCTTTTTGAATCATTAGGTTGTTTTAATGAAAACTATATTTCTTGTTTTGAAGATGTTGAATTGAATATAATGTGCTTGTCTAAAGGTTTAAAAAATTACAATAATAGTGACTGTGTTGCTTATCATTACGAATCTCAAACAAGAAACGAAGATCCTGAAAACTTGAAAAAATTGTCTTTAGATTATCATAACAACCTTATAAAGTGCGTTGACTCAAATATTGATAAAATAAAAAAATATCTTAACATAATATAAAATTAAATGGACAAACAAAATAGAACCATTGGAATTACATGTTCAACATTTGACCTATTACACGCAGGTCATGTAATAATGTTGGAGGAGTGTAAAAAATACTGTGATTACTTAATATGTGCACTACAAGTTGATCCGACTATAGATAGACCACAAAAAAATAAACCAATTCAAAGTTTAGTAGAAAGATACCTACAATTAGATGCGGTTAAACATGTTGATAAAATTATTCCGTATAACACGGAAGAAGAATTAATTACAATTTTTTCATCTTTAGATTTAGATGTTAGAATTATTGGAGAGGAATATAAAGACAGTGATTTCACCGCGAAAAACATTTGTCTTAAAAGGGGTATTAAGTTAGTTTATAATAAGAGAGATCACGATTTCTCATCATCTAATTTAAGAGAAAGGATTTATACACAGGAATCCAATAAAAGATTTGTAAAATAAAAATATGCAAAGAAGAAAAACACAACAATCTGAAGAACAAACTACCAGACCTCAATCAAGAAAGGATTATATTAATTCTATTATTAAAAAAAAGAGTAAAAGTAAGTTTTTAACAGAAAATCAAAAGGAATATTATAATATTCTAACGTCAAACCAAATAACTATTTGTTCAGGACCTGCAGGTGTTGGTAAAAGTTACATCGCAATGAAAGCGGCGGTTGATCTTTTAATGGAACCCGATAATGGTTATGAAAAAATTATTATTGTTAGACCCGCAGTTGAGGCCGAAGAAAAATTAGGAGCACTTCCTGGTAATTTAGAAGAAAAATTAGACCCATATATTTTTCCGTCTTACTACCTTTTAAATAAAATCATTGGAAAAGATGCGAGAGAAAAATTAAAAGATGCCGAAATTATTGAAGTATTTGCTTTGGCGTATATGAGAGGTATGAACATCGACAACTCAATTTTAATTTTTGAGGAAGCACAAAACTCTACCCCAAATCAGATGAAACTTCTTTTAACAAGAATCGGATCCAATTCAAAATTTTTCATATCGGGAGATTTAGAACAAACTGATAGGTATAAGGATAAAAAACAATCAGGTCTTTACGATGCAATAACAAGGTTTAACTTTATAAATGACATAGGGACTTTTGAGTTCAATGATAAAGACGTGGTTAGAAACCCACTTATTTCTAAAATTTTACAAAAATACGATGAGAATAGGGCTTGATATTAATGGTGTGTTAAGAGACACTATTGGAAAATTTGAACAACTTTATGAAAAACATTTAATTGAAAAAAGTGAAGACGATTTTTTAGGTCAGACATACGAACTTGATATGTCAGGAAATACCGAAATGATTGAATCAACTGAAGAATCTTTTGAATATCAAAAGTTATCTGATGTATCCAGTCTTGATCTAATAAAACATTTTTCATTTAAAAATAATGAAGAACTTTTTAGTTTTATGTATGAAGAATATGCTATGGAGTTATTTGGTCATGCACCGTCAACAGAAATGACAACTTTTAACATATTAAACGATCTATATTTTGAATTAAGAGAAGAAAACGAACTTATTATCGTTTCCAATGAAATTGGAAAATCCAAACCTTCATCACTTTTCTTTTTATCAAAATTTGGTTGTCTTTTGGAAAAGGTTGTTTTTTTTAGTGAAATCACCAAAAATAACATGTGGGATCAAATAGACATTTTACTTACAGCGAACCCTGACTTATTATTAAATAAACCTGTGGATAAAATTGTTGTAAAATATAATACCACATACAATAAACACATTTCTTCAGAACTCGAAATATCTTCACTTTCTGAGTTTCAAGAAATAATTAAAAATTTAAAACATAATGCTGTTTAGTCTTTTTGGTGAAAACTACTACATCGATTTGGATAAAGTTGAAAAAGAAGTGGAAATGACAAGTTCTTCGGGAGAGTCTCAAATCCATTTAGTTAAGTATGAAATGGTTAAAATGATGGTTGACACCATTTTAACGGAAATTGAACCTGTTGATGAAAAGTTAGGTCCTAATAATAGTGAACTAACAATACCATTTAAAATTTCTTTTAATAGTTTAAGAGTAAAAAACATAATAAACAAAATATAATAGGATATGAACAACGACAATCACGAAAAATTAGAACTGTCCATAAATAGAATGAAAGAAAAACTTTCAAGAATTTATTTTATGGTTCAAGACACAAAAGGAAACGCCAAGGCATCTGTTAGATACATTTACCAAATGGCATTAACATTAAAAAGAAATGGATATAACGCCATTATTTTACATGAAAAACCTGAATACTTTGGAGTATCGTCATGGTTGAGTGAAGAATATATGACTGAGTTAGAACATCGCGCAATTGAAGGAACAAGTTTAGAAATTTCACCTGATGATTTAATTATTATCCCTGAAATTTACGGATTTGTTATGGATCAAATCACTAAATTACCATGTGGTAAAATTGTTTTGAGTCAAGCTTTTGATCATATCTTTGAAACTTTACAACCTGGCCAATCCTGGACACAATTAGGGTTTTACAAATGTATTACAACTTCAGAAAAACAAAAAGAACTAATCCAATCTGTAATGAGAAATGTTACAGTAGATGTTGTGGCCCCTTATATTTCTGATGTTTTTCAAAAGAATGAATACCCACCAAAAACAATTATTAATATCCATACAAGAGATCAAAGAGACACCTCAAATCTTATCAAAAGTTTTTACGTAAAGTTTCCACAATATAGATGGATTACGTTTAGAGACCTTAGAGGCTTAAGTGAAAACGAGTTTGCCGAAGCAATGAAAGATAGTTTTATTTCAATTTGGATTGACCAAACAAGTTCATTTGGGACTTTCCCATTAGAATCAATGAAAATGGGAATCCCTGTATTAGGTTTAGTTCCTGATGTTGTTCCTTCTTGGATGAATGAAGATAATGGACTTTGGGTGAACAACAAAACAATTATTGTAGATGTTTTATCTGATTTCATTCAAAATTGGTTAGAAGACAATTTAAATCCTGAATTGTTTGATAGAATGAATCTAACACTCGAAACAATTAGTAATAAAGAAAAATTTGAAAATGAAACTTTAAGTTTATTTGGTGACATTTTTGAAAAAAGAATCACTTCATTTGAAGATCAACTATCAAAATTTGAAACTATTTAATTATGAACACAGAAAATAAAGTATCGGTTATATTACCAATCAAATCAGGGAAAGCAATCAGTTTTGTTGATTTTTTTGACAAGGCTATTCAATCAGTTAAAAATCAAAAAGATTATGTTAATGAATTAATCATTGTTCATGGTTCAGAAGATTATTTAACATCACATTTAACTTCATACGATTTTGGTGATTTAAATGTAGTTTTAGAAAGTTGGTCTGAAGAACCAAATTTTGGAAAACAAGTTAATCACGGAGTGTCAATTGCAAATTCTAATTGGTGTTCAATTTTAGAATTTGACGATGAATATTCAAATATTTGGTTTAAAAATGCCATTAACTATATGGATATTTACAAAAATGTTGACGCATTCCTTCCGATTGTTGTTGACATTGATAGTAAAATGGTATTTGCAGGATTTACAAATGAAGCAACATTTGCACAAAACATCTCAACTGAAATGGGTATTCTAACAAATGAAACTTTACAAACCTTCCAAAATTTCCAAACATCAGGTATGGTTTTCAGAAAAGAAAAATTTTTAGAAGTGGGTGGATTTAAATCTAATTTGAGACTTACTTTTGGTTATGAATTATTCTTACGTTTGACCCATAATTCAGCAAAAATTATGACAATTCCAAGAATTGGATACAAACATATGAATTTAAGAGAAGGATCTATTTTTTGGAATTACAAAAATGGTGACAATAGAATCACGCAAGATGAAGCAAAATTTTGGATCGACACTGCGAAAAAAGAATATTTCTTCACAAATGAGAGGGATATAAATTACGAACCCCAAGAAATTTAATGTTAGGGAGTGGTGAAGAAATATCGGTAGAAAAGAAAAAGAAAGGACGTAAACCAACAACTAACAATTATTTTGATGTAAGAGAAGAAGAGGCCGTGAGAAACTTTCTTACGGCCGAAACTTTTGAAGAACGTAACAAAATATATAATGAGTTTTTAAAAGATCCTTTAGATAAGATGATATCTTCTATTATTAGAAGATATAAATTATATAGAAAAGATATGGATTATGAAGAAATACATATCGACACTCATTCGTTTTTGATGACGAAGATTGAAAAATTTAAACCTTCAAAAGAAAAGAAAGCGTATTCATACTTAGGGACTATTTGTAAAAATTACCTTATGGGTCAGATTATGAAAGACCAAAAGGAAATGAACAGAAAGATTTCTTATGAAGATATTTCTTCAGATCTTACTAATAGAACTGAAATGTCATACGTAATTGATAATGACGATTTGAGTTCTGAATATGTGATCAAAAAGTTTTTAGAAAAACTAAAACAAGATCTTGATGATAGCGAATGTAATGAGCAAGAACATAAATTAGGATCAGCAATATGTGATTTGTTTGAGAATTATGGAACTATATTTCCTGACACAAATAATAACAAATTTAACAAAAATATTATTTTATTTGAACTTAGGGAGATGACTAATCTATCCACTAAAGAAATAAGAAATTCAATTAAAAAATATAAAAAGTTGTATTTTGAGTTAGTTCAAGAATTACTTAAAAACTAATATTTATATATTATGCCAAGACCACCAAAAAAAGAAATTAACTTATCCAAAGAATCCATGTTGTCTTTGATGCAAGAAATCTATAACGAACTTGTGGAACAAAGAAATACGGCAATTAGAATCCAAAATAAAATGTTGACGATGATGAAAGAACCTGAAGATATGACTCTTATTGGTCCTGTCATTGAAAAACAACAAAAAATTATTAATGATTGTGTTGAGAAAAAATTAACATTATCTAAACTACAATCTACTATGTGGCAAAAAAATACAGAAAAAGAAGAAGATTTCACTCTTTCAGACTTAGATTTAGATGACGAAACATTTCAAAATTTATTAAAAAAAGACATTAGTAGTGATGGTTCATATAAAATGAAAAAATAATTTATTATGGCAGTTGATATTAATGAAGATTTAAAAAAAGCGGCTAATAAAACAAATGTTTATAAAAAATATAAACAATATAAGCAGGACTATGATGAACTTAAGAAAAAGGCCGGTGATTCACAAGAAACTGCAAACAAATTTTTATCAAATCAATTAAGTGATTTTGTTAAATACAGAAAAAAACACACCACAAATCCTAAAACTTTTTTAGATGAGCTGATTACACAACTCAAAGAATTGAAGGGTTCTGGTTTAGAAACTGATACGTTAATAAAAAGAATTTTTGTTAATTCTTTAAAAAAAACTAAACCTGAAATAAAAAATCTTATAATAGAAGAGGTTCAAAAATCTCTTGCGTGTAGTAATTTACAAGATTATCAATTTAATACAACTTATTATATTCCTGTAAAATCTGTGGATCTTTTTGGGATTTTTGAATCGTCACCCACAGATAAAATTGGAAAGTTATTTTTTGAACAAGAACCCGTATTATACGGAACTTTTCCTTTCTCAATGAATAGAGAACTTTATGATCGAACACAAAATTTAAATCAAAGTTATTTGTCGGTGGCGGGGAACGATTATATTGGGGTGTCCCAACAAAATCTTTTTGATATAACTTATGTTGAAAGTTATGTTGACCAAAATGCTCAAACAATACAGGGTAATTTTTTTAAAGTAGATTTAAAACCAAGACAAAATATTGCATTAGTTGATGAATTTTTAAATGATTATTATGGAACTATTGATATATTAAATTATAAGACATTTTTTACCAACTTGGTTGATTATGTCACCGGATCAATTTCATTTGGTAGAGGAGATGGTAAATTAAAATTATCATCAATTCAAAAATCTTTAATAATAATGCAAAGAATATTAGGTCTATGTTCGGATTCTAATAAAGAAATAAATGTCGGAGGGACATCAAAAGTTTCTGAAGTTGATAATGTTGATGAATCGTTTTATGAATTTAACGATGTTGATTTAAGAATAATTGATCAAATTACTTCAGACATAAAATTAGGTGTTTTAGAATTTGAAGATTGTGATAATGTAAAAGTCCCAATGAATTTAGATGCCGTTTTAACCGCTTTAGACAATTTACAATTTAATGAAGATACTTCTGATGTTAATGAAATAAATGACGCTTTAGGTATTATATATCCTGTCATTGATGAAGACCCAACTTTTAAGTTATCTGTCGATGCAGGGTTCTTCCAACAATTTATTAAGGCAATTATAAATACGGTTTTATCACCTAAAACAGTATTACCTATAATGATTGTTGCTGGTATGGTAAATCAACCAATATTTGATCAAATATCTAATTTAGAAGATTTTTTAAAAAGATTTAAAAACTTTTTCAACGAACTTTTAACTAAAATTGCTGCGATGTTCACTAAAGCAGTATTTAATGAATTAAAAAAAGAAATTAAAGTTTTAGTCGCATTACTTCTAAAGGATATTGCAGATGAAAAAACAAAAAAGAAATACAGAATAATTTTATCGATAGTTGCTATAATTCCGGCTTTGACACAAATTGTTAAAGATTTTAGAGAATGTAAAAGTGTGTTGGATGAATTATTACAACTATTAAATATTGGTGTTAGAAAACGATTGGATGCATTATCAGCGGCAGGAGGTGAATTACCACTACCTCTTTTATTATCCGCAAGACTTTTAGATGGTTATTCACCAACCAGATCTTTTTTAAACACAATTCAAAATTTAGAAGAGTTAGGTATCCCAACAGGACCAATGCCAGACGGTAGTCCAAATAAATTTTTGGCATCAATAAAAGCGATGATTGATGGTAATGCCAAAGAAATAGATGAAAATGGAAAAGTAGCGATTGGAATTGGTCCATTAACCATAACACCAGCAGGAATAACAATACCAACAGATGCATATGGAAAATTCATTTAATATCAACGAAAAAAAAATTAAGTCTCAAGAAATTCTTGACATAATTAGAGAACATAAAGATAGATCCAATAAGGATTTACAATTGGCAATGGATTTTATCCAAGAAGATTTTAATTTAACAAAAGAATCTTTAGTTAAATTAACACACCATTTAGATAAATTAGAAAACACTTATAATTTGTTATATAAAGAATATTCTGAACGAACAAAATCAAAATGAATTTAAAAGGTAAAATAACTGAAGCATTACACGACAAAATCATCTTTCAAGGTTTTGTAATTAACAATCAAGATCCTTTGATGCTTGGTAGAATTCGTGCACTTCCTGTTGATGAGGTTGAATCAGACGTATTACCTGAAGATTGGAACCCTGAAAAAGATATATGGACTTCAAGAGACCCGTTAATTTATTTACCACTATTACCTTACTATATAAGTCAAGTTCCAAAAGTTGATGAATATATCCATATATTTTTCTACAACACAAATCAAACAATTGACAACTCAAAATTTTATATTCAAGGTCCAATTACAAGACCTCAAAATAACTTTTTTGAAAATTGGCATAACTCAGAATCTATGTTGGCGAGTGGTGAGTTTTTAAAACAAGCCAACAATATAAAAGATCCTTTAACTTTTGAAAATAAAGGAAACTCAAAAGGTATATATCCTGAACCAGGTGATAATGCAATTTTAGGTCGAGGAACTTCTGATGTTATTGTTAAACAAAATGAAGTTTTAATTAGGGCAGGAAAAAATATCACAACACAAACCGCAGAATTTAATTTACCAACACCAAGACAAAATAGAAGTTTTTTACAAATATCAATTTACGATCAAGAAAAAAAAGTATTTGACCCAATCAAAAAAAGACTTTTCACTGATCTTTCTCAAGTAGTTAAAAAATTAATTGAATGGGACATTACTGATGAATTCACATTAACAGGTTTTACCAGTGGTGGTGGAGTCACAGGAACAACGACATATAACGGTAATATTAAATTATATTCGTTACTTCCAAAAGACAAAACTAAAACCAACGAAATTGATATGACAACACCATTAGAACAATATAAAAGTGGTCCTGAATATACTTTGGAATTTACAGGAAAAACTTTGGAACAGGGTGTTAAGATTATTAATCAATTTATAAATGGTGTTAATCAAGGGAAAATTAATGTAGATGGATATACCCAATTTCCATTAGAAAACGATACAAGATTAAAAGATCAATTCCCTTTTTATTTTAGACCATCAAAAGATAGTGTTGATAGATTATCGTCGACGGGAACTACAGATTTTAATATGATTAATAACTTTTTTAGAAAAATAAAACTATTACCATCAGATAGACAATTTGGTAGTGTGTTAGTTTGGTCAAAAAACGTTGTTGGTCAACAATTAACATTACAAAACACAACTTTAATACAAAACATTTATACACCAAATCCTGTTTCTTACGGAACATTGGCTTCAGATTTTATTTATTTTTTATCTCATAAAACAGATATACCATCTAAAAGTAAAATCAATCTACAACCAAAAGAAACTCTATACGGTATTCCACAAGAATACTTTACAGAACAAATTTTACCAAATACAGATCCAATGGTAAGAGGAAATGAATTAATGAAACTTCTTACGTTAATTGTTAAATTTTTAGGATCACATGTTCACAATATAAATGAAGCCCCAATTCCAATAGGAACTGACGGAACCAAGTTAGATGAAATTAACAAAATTCTACAAGACGCAGATAATTCAATATTAAATCAAAATATTCGAATTAATTGATATTTATAAAGAAAAACTAAATGTCAATTCATAACTCCTACTTTAGTAGAAACAACACGATAGTATATAATAGTTATGTTAACACAGGAAGAAATCCTGTTATGCAACTTTACTATGGGGACGGTGGTTTAGCAAACCCTGTTGGTTATTCACGTTTTATCTTTGATATAGATTTAACTTCATTAAGAGAAAAAATCGCTCAAGGTATAATTTCCACAAATTGTTTAAATAGTGAAATGACTCATATATTAAAGATGACAAATACCTCATCATTTAATAATGAACTATTAAATACCTCAATGCCTGACGGTAGTATGAGAGCAACTTCATTTGATTTAATACTTTTTAGAATACCCCCCGTTAATTTTGATCCTGCACTTCCTCAAACTTGGGACGAAGGTGTTGGGTATGATTTTTATGATATACCTGAACCATTAGGTCCAAATAGATCATATTCTGTTAGACCATCAAATTGGTTTGAAAGAACAACTATTAATGATTGGCAACAAGCGGGAATATATGATAATAGAAATCAAGGTTTAGTTCCATTTTCATCTATTACAATTGTTGATATACAACACTTTGAACTTGGTAATGAAGATATTGAGTTTGATATGACTTCAGAAATTAACGATGTTTTAAGTGGAGCTATTCAAAACCCAAGAGGATGGGGTATTGCTTATTTACCTCAAGTTGAGAACTTATCAGGAACCACAGGAACATATTCAGTTGGGTTTTTTACTAGACATACTCAAACATTCTATGAACCATACCTTCTAACAACATACAACGATTTAATCGAAGATGATAGAAATAATTTTTCGATGGGAAAATCAAATAAATTATATCTATACATTTATGAAGATGGTAATTTTATTAATTTGGATCAAAATCCTTTAGTTTCAATTTCTGACTCACAAGGAAATCCAATTCAAGGACTCCAAAACCTTCCAACATGTTTAAGAACAAGAGGAGTTTATGAGGTTACATTACCCCCATTAATCGGTTATCAAACACCTTGCACATTTACAGATACTTGGTCCAATATTGAATTAAATGGATTCAATTTACCTAACCAAGTTAATGAATTTGTATTATATCCATTTAAAAAATCAATTCAAATTGGAACGAACACAAATGATCCATCACAATACGGGTTTTCTTACTATGGATTAAAACAAGATGAAAGAATATTAAATACGGATATTAGAAAAGTTGGGGTTATTATTAAACAGGCATATACCACTAATAAACAACTTCCGAATGTTGATGGTCAATATAGAGTGTATGTTAAAGAGGGAACAACTGAAGTTGTCGTTCAAGATTGGACAACTTTGAATAGAACTCCAAATGAGTATTATTTCATGTTTGACACAAGAGACAAAATACCAAATGAATACTTTGTGGATATTAAAGTAACCACTTCAGGTCAGATTAATGTTTACAAGCAACAAATTAATTTCTTTATTGTAAATGTTAAATCAGAATAAAGAGATATTTATAAAATAAAATATTATGGCAACAGAAAGATTTGAGGTGTGTTTTCAGACTGGGGTTTACATTAATGTGGATACTGGAGCATTAACACCAACGACAGGTGAAACTTATTCTGTAAGTTTAACAGGAACTACATTATGTGCAACATTTGTTGGTGGATCCACAGGTGCTGGTCCCGTATATGATATAGAAACTTTATTTGATTCTTGTTATGACTGTAATGAGTTTATTCCATTGTCTGCAAATACGGCATATACTCTTTGCCTATTAGATTGTGATAGAAATCCCGTTGAATTACAATTTCCACATCCTGTTTGGACAAACAATAATGGAAATGCTGTCACACAATTAAATGCGGTTACTCTCGGAGGACCAAATGGTTTAAACAATTAATATATGAAAAATTTAAACTCAATCATTAGAAAAGTTATTAGAGAAACTCACGAAGAAAAATCTTCAAGATATATGTTCTTTTCAAATTTAGAACAAATGAGAAGACAATGTGATTTATTGTTAGATATGGATCAATCAATGATTGAAGAAATATTAGAACATGGACATGATTGGGCTCAAGATCATATTGCCGAAGCAAAAAACAATATGGATCAAGTTTTTGATTTTATAATGAATGAAGTGGAGGGTGAAGATCATTCTGATGATATGATGATGGAAGGTAGAAAAAAAACAGGAACAAAACTTTGTGCTAGAGGTAAGACATCTGCTAAGTCAAAATATGACGTATACCCCTCAGCTTACGCTAATGGCCACGCCATTCAAGTATGTAAAGGTAAAATCAAAGGATTAGACGGAAAGAAAAAATGTTCCCCCCCTTATTGTTAAAAAAATTAAAACCACTTTTTTGAGAAATTTTTTTCTAAAAATTTTTTTTTAATCTAATTGATTCATATATTTGTAGAACAATAAAACAAACGTATGAAAAAATTATTCAACAGGTTCTACAAACGATTTAAAGTAAGATTAAGTAAAATTGGCAGAACTTCGTCAATGAGGACTTATGAAGAAGTCG